CAGGAGCAACCGGACCAACTGGACCGACGGGTGCAACAGGCGTCACAGGAGCAACCGGACCAACTGGACCGACGGGTGCAACAGGCGTCACAGGAGCAACCGGACCAACTGGACCGACGGGTGCAACGGGCGTCACTGGCGTCACTGGCGTCACTGGAGCAAGAGGTGCAACGGGCGTCACTGGCGTCACTGGCGTCACTGGAGCAAGAGGTGCAACGGGCGTCACTGGAGCAAGAGGTGCAACGGGCGTCACTGGCGTCACTGGAGCAAGAGGTGCAACGGGCGTCACAGGAGCAACCGGACCAGCGCCAACAGGTAATGCAGGTGATCTCGTATACCTTTCAGCCTCCGGTGTCGCTGCGGCTGCTACAGCTTCGCATTGGGACCAGACGAACGGTCGACTCGGCATCGGGACGGCGACCCCAATGCAGCCTTTTCACGCCGCATCCACCCCGCTAGGTGGGTCTCCGGCGTCTTCCGGATCAGCCACCGATCCAAATGCGACTGCACGTATTCAAATTGGAAGTGTCGCTTTGGATATAGGTGCCCTTCTAGACGGATCTACATGGCTTCAGTCTAGGTCTATAGGCAACTATGCTACAAATTATGCATGTCTCCTCAACCCGAATGGGGGCAGCGTCGGCATCGGGACGACGAATCCAGGAGTAAAGCTAGAAGTGACTGGAAATATTCGCCAGAGTTCACTTCCGGTCCTTTTTGTGTATAAAACGACAAGTCAGGTTGTGGGGACAGGTACCGCCGACATAGTGTTTGCAGGTACAATTACTAATTCACAATGGACAATAAATGGACTTACTGATACATTTACCCTGAATGGACCATCTGGTTATTACTTGATACACACACGTTTACAGACTTCAACTGGTACATATAACTATCTAGGTGCATCTATTCGTGTAAATGATATAGACAGGTCTACTCCTTATGTAGGAAAAACCACTACAGCTTCATATCAGATTGCACAATGCCAAATAGTGACATTTTTGAACACAAACGACTCTATTAGCGTGGTTGGAATTCCTTCAGTTTCAGTTACGATAGATAGTTCAACAGCAGCAGACGCACGTACGTCACTTCATGCTGTTTATTTATCTGGTCAATAGTAAATGACAGACGTTGCCGTTACTGTAACGTTAACTCCAGTGCAATACAAAGCATTCCAGTACGCTGCTTATTCCCCAGAAGAATGGATTCAGAATGCAGCAACTTCTCGGGCGTTATCAGCAATTGAGGAAGTTGCTAAAAATGAAGTCGAAAGAATGATAAAAGATCCAACAGTGACTAGTATTCCTGCAGATAAGGATACTATAGTGATGAACTGTACACAACCCACCGCAAAACAGAACCAGGATGAACAGACTGCGAAATATGTTGAGAACGCACGGGAACAGGAACAGGTTTCTTAAAGATACAGTACGTCGAGTAACAAACAACTTAATGAGAGGTCTTTACAAAGTTACTAAAGGTTTAGTGACTGCAAAAGAAGCACAAGAATTTTCAGAGGCGATCAAAAAAACGAAGGGCCAGCATTCATCTGATCTGCGCCATCTTCTCGGTTTCTTTTTTCCGAGCGTATAATTCTTTCACACAAGTCTTCGTCTGATATTTGATATGTTTCAATAAAATTCATAATACTGTAACATCCGAAAAATAATGTAAGACATTACCTCATTGTTTTTCGAAGAAACATACAGCGACCGCGCTGACATCCAATATTGGTCGCGAGTTTCTCGGAATCAAGTAGTATGGATTTTTTATATCAAACAACTTTAGTAATATGAGCTTCACTCGTTCTGCAGGAACGCCGCCGCCGTGGTACGGTGTCAATCCGATACAGACCGGTGTCTCAAGTGATTATGCCGCACAGCCATACGATTACTACATCGGCGTCAACGGCACAAACGTCACGATCACTCTGCCACTCGGGACAAGTGTTGTTCAGGGCAAGACGTACGTCGTGAAAGACGAGTCTGGTCTCATTAATGTGAGTGCGCTGTACAGCATAACGGTCGAAACGTCCGGGTCTGATCTCGTAGACGGACAGACGGCGTTCATCATTGCCCTAAACTACGGTGCAGTGGGTGTTTTGTGGACAGGAAGTTTCTGGAGTATATATTAGGATGGTATACCTATTCAACTCTGACGTGACCCTCAAGGCGACACCCCAACTCGACGCGTTCGGCCGTCTCCGGGTCAGTAATCCTTTCACGCTCTTTGATTCTCAGCAGCGGTTCGGCCTTGACGCGTCGTTCCGGTCGAACGTCGCATCGGGTGGCTCGGTGACCTTCATACCGACCCAGAGTTCTGCAAATCTCACAGTGACCAATACGACTGGTTCATTTGCGGCGCGCGAGTCTGCGTATACGTTCAGATATCAACCTGGTAAATCCCTCCTTACGCTGATGACATTCACGATGGCGCCAGCCTCTCCAGGGAATACCCGTCAGCGCGTCGGCTACTTCGGTGCGGAGAACGGCTTTTACGTCGAGTTGGCGAACGGACTCGAGCTCGTCCAGCGCTCGAACGTCACCGGAACCGTTACGCTTTCAAACGTGGCGCAGGTCAATTGGAACGGCGATAAGCTCCTCGGGTCTGGTCCATCCGGTCTGACGCTGGACATTACAAAATCCCAAATTCTCTGGATCGATATGGAATGGCTCGGCGTCGGCTCGGTTCGCATGGGGTTCGTCATCAACGGTCTTTTCATCCTGTGCCATACGTTCCATCACGCCAACTTGGTCGCAGGGGCGTACATAACAACCGCGTGTTTGCCTGTCCGGTACGAGATCCAGACTCTGAACGGAGCGGCGCCGGCAACATCGAACCTGACGCAGATTTGCTCGACCGTCATGTCAGAGGGTGGTTCGAACGCACCCCTCACACTGTATTCCAATTTGGCCACGTTCAGTGCGACCGTGGGTGCTGGAACCTGGGTTCCAGTCATATCAGTCCAACTCGCATCCAATCGCCTCGACTCTGTATGCGCCATCAAGCAGGTCGAGGTGGTGATAAAGTCGACGGATGACATCGTACAGTGGGCTTTGTGGAGTAATGTCACAGCGGCCAACCTGACGGGTGAGAACTTTTTGGCGGCACCACCGAGTACGAGCATCCTTGTGGACAAGTCGGCGACAGCCTTTTCAGCAACGACGTGTCAACAGGTGGCATCAGGTCTGGTTGCGGCGCAGGGGAAAACCTCTGGATTGGCTGTCTTGGAGCTCGGTCAGTACTTTTCACAGATTGGTCGGAATTCATTCACGCAGACGAGCGATATATTTACGCTTGCATTTTTCAACAACACTTCACAGGCAACCGTCGATGCTGATGTTCTTCTGAGTTGGCAGGAACTCCTATGAAGGGTCCGTTGGACTCAAGCCCGCGAGAAACGAATGTGGCTCGCAGTCACATTCTTGGTGGCGAGCGGATGGCGGAACAGGGACGGACGAATGCAAACTAATTTAGTAGAGTATAGTAATGGACTATTACGCGACCATCTTCTGGCTCGGTTTTTTCATTTTGCTTCTGACCCACATCCAGCTTCTGCGTACGAACATGCAGCAGCACGCGTTAGTGGCGTTGACGGGTACTGCCATGATGTTCGTCGGCTCTAAACTGGGTCGTGAGTTTTTGGGAATCAAGTAGAGTCCAGAACGGCGTCAACGCTTTGGAACGAGGGTATATAGTTCCCTTGTAAGGAATACTGCAAAGAAGTTCTTTGAAACGACATCGAGCATGTTATACATTATATTCTTTTCATACACTGGCAACATAAAAGCTAACCCGTAAAGTCCCCATACTGCAGCTATTGGCTTGAAAATAGCATTTTTAGAACCATCCATATCTTTGTCAATGGTTCTGAATGTGACGATGAGTGCAATTGTTCCAACTATAAATGAAGTTGTTTTTGATATGTAGCCTATTTCGCCTAGGTAGCCAGCAATAAGCATGACCAAGTTTGATAACACAATCAGTGCAAATGAGGATTTGTACTTTTTTATCATTTCAATTATGGAACTATCTTCACCTTTTTTGTACAAAAAGTAGGCAGACATGCTGATAAGCATCATGGGAGTTGTGAGGAACCAGTCAAAGTATCTTGTTGTTGCCATCGTCTCGACTTTGAGATTACGGATCAAAGCAACATAAAAAGTGAATTGTATAACCGTCACAAGCATTTCGAGACGCAAAGCTTGTACAAACAGTTTAGGACCTGTTTTGGTCAACCCGTTTACATTCACAGCTCCTGATAAAGCCTGTGCAATGATGCTGAGCTGTGTTGATCGATGTAAAATAATATCCATTAATATTCGTTGAGATATTAATGGAGGATTGTCCGATATGTGCACGAGATCCGACAAGTCATTCTTTAAAAAAGATTGGCATGTTTGATGAAGACACTGTAATCATGTACACCAAACCAGCGGATGCATCCCGATACTGGGATCGCGATGGTATTATTGTACATTATGACAACGTTCTTTCAAAAATTGAAAAAAAATGGATGTGGATATTTGATGCAGAAGGATTTTCATACAAGCACATGATAGAGATTGATGTAGCAACAAGTCTCGCACGTCTTATTTCATCAAAGTACTCTGATTCTCTCCAAAAAATTACAATCATAAATCCTTCATTCTTAGTGAATATAATGTTGACCATAGTCACTTCATTTCTGAGTAAAAAAATACAGTCACTAATAGTAATAGATGGATGATTCCCAAATCATTAAATACGTGTATGCAGACTCGACGAATCGAGACGTGACATTCTATCCGTCAGGGAGTGAATACACGTTGTACTTGACAAATCCAGTCAAGAGCATCGTTCGAATCGATCTCGTTGCTGCAAAGGTTCCCAACACAATGTACAACGTGACCAACGGCAACAATTTCGTGTCCATCAGCGGGACCGACGTGTCCATTGCACCAGGGTACTACTCTGCAAACGGTCTCGCAGCCGCCATTGTCAATTCATCTGGCGAAGCCATATCCATCGACTTTTTGTGTGACGAAGGCAAGTATATTTTTTCCAACACGACAGCATTCACGGTTACTGCACTCACCTCAGAAGCAAAAAAGATTCTCGGTCTGACGAGCGTCACTTCCTACGCAGCATCGACGAGTCCAGTGTACGCAAACGACCCAGTCTACGGAGCACTTGAGATTGCCAAGTCGCATCACATCATCGACTTGGCTGTGAATGAATATGTGTTTCTGGACATTCAAGAGTTTCGCACGACGAGCGTTCTTGATGCAAAGAAACTGGTCAACGGAACAACAGAAGGTTCATCCATACGGAGTTCGTTTGGTATGATTCCGATGGATGTACCTGGTGGGTCTATAAAAAATTACAAAGAAACGAGTGACTATAAACAATATGTCGAATATGACTATCCAATTGTGAAACTCGATCGTCTCACGGTACGTTGGGTTGACAAGAATGGTCAACTCCTGAACTTCAATGGGTTTGATAATAACGCATTCACACTGCGATTCAAGTGTGTGTTTGTGAAACCGGATCCTCCTCCACCACCGCTCAGAGATGTCGAACTCGACCGTATTGTGGATGCTCTGCAGCACGCTCCACCACCACCCAAACCTCCACCGGAGAAGCAACTCCTCGGTCGTTGGGTCATTGTCATACTTGTTTTGCTTGTCGTTGTGTTATACCTAGGATATCTACGTATCATAAAGCCTCTCAATGAAAAGATTACCGCCATGATGGCGCCCAAACCTCCACAGCCTCCTCAGATGAAGTTGTTTTAGGTCATTCTTCTCAAAAAGTTGCCATTCAGAAAGTGTGTCCGTTTGTTATTTGAATACCATGACACTTTCGAGTGAGACGTCTTCGTCTTACCCGTGAGTTTCTTGAGGTAATTGTTTGCCTCGTTCGTCGTCTTGAAACTCTTGTTTGTCACGAGCGACTTGCCGAAATCAATCACGTACGCCTTGCCGTTGTTTCCTATGAGGATGTTGTTCTTGTGCAGATCACCGTGGATAACACCCTTTTTGTGCATATTTGAAACAACATTCGTCACTTTGTTCTTTATATTTTGTGGAAGCGGTGCACCGGTGTACCACTTCTTGAGTGGAGTCCCGCGGATCATCTGGGATACCATAATTGATACATTATTTCCAGGTGCAACACCTTTAGGAACAAGTTTTGCTATATTATTGTTCGCCTTGATCAGTTTATTATTGTAATAATTGGGTGCTATACCAGAATGTTTAAGTTTTTTGAGTGCTTTTACTTCAGCGTTTGAATTATTACTCTTTTTCTGAATTTTAATAGCCAAGTTACCAAAGTTGGGATCAGAAGCCTGGTACACTGCACCGTACCCACCCTTACCAATTAGACCAGTTACTTTAATTAGACTCCATCCATGTTGTTTCTTTACAATGTTTCGCATAACATTCACATTTGTCTGAGGTATGACGGTAACTGGAACTGGTTGAGATGCTGGTGCCTCTTGGACGCTACCAACGAGCACAATGTCTACAAGATTCTGAATACTAGTTGGATAACCTGGATTTAATAGGTTTGTAGATTTGTATGATTTGACATTTGTGCGCTTCTTTACAATTTGATATGTTGAACCACGTGGTAAAAGAATCTCGAACTCTTTGTCAAACTTTGTTGTGCCAAACATGAGCAGACACTTTGATCCTCTGAGAATGGTTATACGTTGAAGAGTGTGACTATCTGAAAAATTTTCTGCCGACATGGATCCATCGATAGATGTGGAGCAAAAGCGCTCGGTTGTGTACGTATTTCCAATCATACCAGACATGTACCGATCATCCTTCTGTCCTCTGAAAACGATAAACGTGCGCGTGACTGCTGGAGCCTTGCGAATAATCTCATTCAGTTCATTGATGAACATGTTCATGATATTCTCGATGTTTTTCACGTTATTTTCATCTCTGACTCGGTTAAGTACAATTGGATAGTCTTTGATTGCATCACCTGTGTTTATCTTGTAATAATCTCGAGCCTGAAAAAAGAATGCAAAATAATCTGAAGATCCATTTGTAGGAACACCTGATTTAAACTGCGACATCGAGAATTTTCCATCGAGATATGCGTGAGCCCAGCTGTCACCTCTGTGTGAATACCCAAACATGGTGAAAAGTTGTCGTGATGACAAAGACCGAATGTATTTATCTTGAGCAACAAGCCATTTGGTATCAATAATATCACTCATACGAACATTTTCAAATGAGTTGACATTTTTTCCATAAACTAATAAAAGTTGTTTATGAGCCAAATACTGTGTATACTTTAACATAACAGATCTATTTTTGAATATAAATTTTGGTTTGTCGAGAGACTGTTTCCATATTCTAGATGCCCCATGAAAACCTTCTACACTTGTTGTTCTGTAAATCACAGTGTTCATTCTATTCATATGCACAAAACCCATGTTTCCACGTTTGGCGACATAGTTGTTGAAATTAGTTGTGTTAGTTCCACCGGTTGCCTCGTGAAGTTCTTTCAGTTTTTCAGCCACCTTTGTAACGGAATTGACATATTTCGTCTCAATTGCTTTGACGTGATCAGGTCCAGGCCTAATGACTGGTACCAGTGACACGGCTACAACAGGTGCCAGTGACACGGCTACAACAGGTGCAGGCGCAGATGGCGCCATGACGGACGCTACTGCCTGTTGTTTTACAAGTTTTGCCTTCCCTTTGAATGTTTTTGACATTTTTCCATTCTTCAAAACACCAAAATTTTGTCCCAACTTGTAAACCTTTTTGCCATTGTTTGACAATTTTCCCGTGTTTGTCCAGCCAGCAGGTACAGGTGCCTTGTTTATCAACGCCTTCTGAACTTTATTCAAGTTACTACCCGCACCAAGATTCTTTGTATCATTTGTAACAGGCTTTGGCGTCGCACCCTTTTTCTTGTAATTGGCGATTGTCATAGTTTTGCCAGCCGCGTTCTTGACAACTGAACTAACCATAAGTGTTGTCATCGCGCCTGTATTTGTTTTTGTATAGTACTTTTTTAATCCAACTTTTTCATAAACCTTCTTTCCGTTTAAACTTGTCAGATTGGTTGGACTAAACATCATAAGTGTTGTCATCGCGCCTGTATTTGTTTTTGTATAGTAATTTTTGGATCCAATTTTTTTATAAACCTTCTTTCCGTTTAAACTTGTCAGATTGGTTGGACTAAACTTCCCGTGATTACTTAGTATGAGTTTTTCACCACTAGCATTCTTCACAGGAGTTGATAATGGGACTTTTTTTGTCGCACCTGATGTAGCATCAATAGTGTAGTACAATTTTGTACCATTTTTTAGATATATGGCTTTTCCTAAGAATGTTTTTAAACTCGTCTGCGTGTACGACATACTACATATTGATATTTTTTACAAAAACAAACAGGACTACTATTATGATTAAGACGGCAAATATAGTCCAGTTTTGCCTGGAAGGACCCCCTGAGCACTTTGTGGACCAATATCTCAATGCATGCTCATAGTCAATCTCAGGTTTGTTCAACTGTGAATTGACCAAGTTGTGCAAGTCGACAGACCATCTGAACGGATCGTCGCGATCGAATGGCAGCAGAGCAAGGTTTTCCCGAAGATGTTTACCGCACTGTTTGCACGGCAGAATACTCGGCATGGAATCAAAAAACTGGGTCATTGCGCCCGCCTTTTCGTCTGATACATCCTTACCAGCACTAAGACATGCCATGTGAATCACTGACCAGAAATAAGGTCCGAACGTCGTCGGGCAAATATTCATTTTCTAATTGTACGTGAGAAAAAATTGAACTTGTATCAACGCATGTCATATGACATGTCATATGTTTTCTAGTATTTTCAATTACATGACTTGGGGTTAACGAAATTACCAAAAACTTTTTTCTCCGTCCATGGTAGATGGGTCGACCTAGGACCCAGGAGGACCTCGTGTGCCCGATGTGTCACATAGACTTTAGACTCAAACCATTCGGGACTTCAATATTTAAAAAACATATGGCTCGCAAGAATCCATGTGTACCAGCAGAAGATCATACGTATGTACGTGCACCAACAAAGTTCTTCGAGGATGTCGTCATCAATGACTTTGATGACATCAGTCTAACACATGTAACTGGACCCAACCTTGGTGGTCGAAAAGAGTCTTGGGTTCGGGCTATGCTTCATGAGGTATTTTCACTCGATGAAAACAAATGCATAGTTCTGAAAAACAAAGAGGACTATCCAGATACTATTTGTGTAAAACGCCGAGGTGAGATTGAAATGATGAACATTCATGATCTGACGATTCTGACACTTCTCATTATGCATGAACGTCTATTTCCATTTCTTGAACTATCTGGATGGGAAAAATACAATGAGTTTGAGGATTGGGTCGAGTCTGTATCAGGTGTTCACCTATCGGACCCTAACTGGAGAGGGACTATTGAACCTCTTTCATATTATTATATAGCAGTGAGGGACTTTTTGCGTAATTACTTGTTAAAAATGAAAAACAGACGACACCAAAATTGGATGTTGGCAAGTTCAACCCTTAAAACATTGGATTAATAATAGAATAATGGAGGAGTTCTCAGAAAGAGCGGCAAAGTTCTTCCCCAAGGCGAAGGACTGGCCTCCCCCGGAACGTCGAAAAACTATTAGCGCCGCTGAAATGGTCGCTCCCAAGAACAAGAAGAAAAACACTCCAAAAAATGAGCTTCTAAAACAATGACACATATTCCAAATAAATGAACAGCTTGTTACTCCTCGATGTGGACGGGGTGATCATCAAGGACAAGTTGCTTCTCGAACACGTCAAGTACAATGCAGTGCAGTACGTGCGCACCAAGTTGCCTGACGCAAAAGACCCTGCTCGTGTGAATCAGCTCTTGTACAACCGTTATGGGCATACGGCTCGCGGTTTACACAACGCATTTGGTATTGACACGAAGGATTTCAACACATTCGTCTATGACGAGAGTCTCTTGACTCATCTCGGACACGTGCTCATGTCTGACGAATTCAAGAGTGATGCTGAAATTATTCGCAAATTGAGTCATCAATGGGATACACGTTTATTTTCAAATGCTCCTCTCGATTGGACTCTTCCAATTGCAGAACGTCTCGGCGTCAGCGTCTCACACGACCATCTCTTTGTAAAGCCCGATCCTCGTGTTTACTCCAAGTTTCCACGTGACGTGAAAAAGTACTATGTTGATGATTCAATCAACAATCTATGGACGGCTGGGTACATGTACAACTGGGTACCGATTCACTTTGATGAAAATACAAACAAGGGTCCAGGGTTTGATGTTCAGTTTCCGACTGTAAGTTCTGTGTGGGAGCTCGGACTGTTTATGAATTCGAACGCTTGACGGACAAATACACCAATTTTGAATCCAAATTGGTGAGTTGATTAAAGGAAACCCCCTTTACAGAAACATGGCATTCAAGTCGCTTGTACTTGATGTTGACGGTGTCATCATTCGCGACAAACACCTTCTTGAACATGTAAAACACAACTGTGTCCGGTATGTCGAGAAGAAGCTTCCTCGGTGCAAAGATCCGGTGCGTATGAATCGCGTTCTTGTAGAGTCGGCAGGTCACACTGCTCGTGGTCTTCAGCGTCATCACGGCATTGATGTAAAAGACTTTAATCGCGAAGTGTATGATGTTCCTCTTCGTTCTCATCTGTGGGAAGTGCTGTCGAGCACGGACTTTCAGCGGGACGCCAAGGAGATTCACAACTTGACAGCGCGCGGGTGGCGTGTAACACTTTTTAGCAATTCACCAGTTGAATGGACCGGGCAAGTGGCGCATGCAATCAGTGACGAAGTCTATGTTGTGTGTCCGGGAAGTAACATTACAGAGTCACCACTCAAACCAGAAATGGCGGCGTATGCCGGGTTTGCAAACCATCACACGCACATCTACGTAGATGACACGCTCAAGAATTTGGAGACGGCGCGGTGGTTGCCCAACTGGCATCCGATTCTGTTTTCAGACAAGGAAACGTCTGACTGGTGCCCTACGATTGGAAGTCTGTGGGAGCTCGGTATTTTCACGAGTACCACGGACGCTGAGATGTCACACTAGGCAGGTGGTGTCCAGTCGAGATCGAGACGCCACTTGTTTTCGGCGATTTTGGCGAGGTATGCGGGACCGAGTGTCATGGCTTTCAATAACCATATACCTTTTGCAGGTACATCACTCAATGACCTTGTATTAAACGTTTGGTCCAGTTCTGATGTGTTATTTATGTCATACTTTGGTGCAAAGCTATTAGGAATATACGAGTTTATATAATCGATTATTTCAGGTGTCCATGGAACCCCACCACCAGCGGGTTCATTAAACAGTTTATCAATAATTTTAAAACAAAACAAAATCATTTCCTTTGAAGTTTTGCCAGATTCATTGATAATAGTCGTAGCAAAGTCCGGAACACTTTCGCTCGTATATGTTATGGGTGCTAATAAACTCTCATTAGTCATTTCTATACCAGGGGATGCAATTGCGCGAAGAACCATTCGGTCCCGAGCTGTCAATCCGGATTCTCCTGACGTGTACGCCGTTTCAAACATTGTGTCAAGTTCACTGACAGTTGTGTAATGTGCCCACTGATTAGTCCTTCCGGTGTTTAGTGTATCGACGAGTAAGTTTACGTTCGAAAGTTGATTGGTCGTATCATTTTCAAGTTCGTTTATGATTAATTTTATAAGATACCTGCGCATGTTATCACGAGTTACTCCAGTGTATCCTGCCGCTGTAAACATTGTATTAAGTTTAGTTCGGTCATCAGATGTATACTTTTCCTGGACTCGATTCAAGACGAGAGCAGTCAGAATGATACTCAGAAATGCCAGAGCAACATCTTGCTTCATTTTAATTTAATGGTATAAATTAAAATGGGTCTATTGAGTCACTTTCCTGGTATGTCCCCATCCACACCGACGACGTCCTCGTCGTCCACTTCAACGACAGCGACAACCAAGGATGAAGATGAGAGTGGTGTACCATGGTGGGTATGGCTCATTATTATATTGGTAGTCGTCGGTGGTGGGATTGCGATTTACAGTTCATCAAGGTGACGGAAAAAACTCAGGCACTTTTTTTTCAAAGTCTTTAATAAATGAGTAACAATGTTGGTCTTATCCAATTGATGAGAATCATCAGTTCGATGAAAAATAATGAAAGAAATAATGTTATTAATTCCCTAAAAAATACTAAACGAAATGAGTTATCAAACAAGGCAAAAATATTATATAACATGATCATCAAAAAAAATATAACTAGTATTCGTAAAGAACTGAACAAAGAAAACAAGCGTCTCAACGAAATGAGAGCAGCCATGGTTTTGAGACGCAAACACAGACAAGCGGCAACGACCATCCAAAGACACTACAGAGGACGTATTGTACGAAAGGGGATTCATGTAAAGCCTCGTCACACGTTCGTAGTAAATCCAAATGGAAATATAATGCTTGCAGTTCGGAATCGTAGACTAACGTGAACGAGCCCATGCAATTAACGCGTTGCGATTTGCATTCGTGTATCGACCGGTTTCACGAACTCTGGCAACAATGGGGTTAAGATTAGCTCGCACGTGGTTTGGGTGTCTTTGAATCGCAATCATAGTACCGGCAAGAGCATACCATTGCTGCTGTGTCAGACCAAGTGGTGCGCGCCTGTGTTGACGATAATAACTTATGGTATTCTGTGTCATATTGCTTCTAGCATTCGCGACGGTGTTGTTAAAGGCTTGATTGCGTTCAAGTCTTTTACGATACGGTGTAACAAAAGCCATGGCGCTAAGAAATGTCGCATAGTTGTTGCGTTTTTTCTTTGCGGCAGCGGCGGCTGCACGTTTCGCAGCGTTACTGCGACCGTTATGAGGAGCAGTCCGACGTTTGCTCCCAAAGCCGGTCGGGGTTGGCATTACATAAGAACAACAAAATAATATAGATCAGATGGACTTTACGCGTAACACCGTTGAGCTCAAGGACCTCTCGTACCGAAGCATCTTCGACAAACAGACCGTCATGTCTGGTCGCGTTTCGTCAGCCATTATTTACGCAGTGATTCGCGCGGGCGAGATTATCGACTGGTGGTTTCCAGTTAATGACCCATTGAAAACTCAATGATCTTAGAGACTGTGCACTTATGAAGAGTAAATGAGCATGTCCGCCCTCTGCAAGGTCTGTATGTACTATAACTCGGTCGAAAAGACGTGTGTTCGTTCTGCGGTCGCGGCAACCCCGGGAAAGATTCATCACGATTACGCCAAGTTTGTGCGTCTTGACAAGACACGGTGCGGTCCACATGGTAAGTGGTTCGAAGGCATCATGGGGAAGGATGGTCTGACGAAGACGCCGGTCGACGAACTCTTCGAGTCTTTTGACATTTAGAGTCACAGAGCCCATGATATTTTGTAATTCCTACTGAAGAACGGGTCCGTCTAGCTTCCCGTCTAGGATTGAATAAAGGTTTCCGTCCCTAAAAACACAAGATGAGCCCGAACACAAGTTACGACCAGACCGAGGACGGCATCACGGTTGCCGGCTACGAGTACGGTGCTGAAATTTTTGAAGACTATTTTGAAAATGGCATTCCACCTCACTCTCGCGACTTTCTATGGGAGTGCATCGACGTGAGTGAAATTGCCCGCGGCTTTGACGCGGGTGAGGAATATGGTTCATCTGTTTTGCGCGACCAGGCATCGTACGCAGCTGAATCGTATCACGAACTGACTCCAGACGAGAAGAACAATCTTCACAAAATCATGCTCCACAAACTCACCAAGAAGAAGGTCAAGTCGGACGAGATTGTAAACGCCTACCGGGTCATCGTACCTGAGTTACTTCGCGTTCTCGCCGCGGCAGACGGTCCGGTCGGAGAACTTGAAAAGGCGATTAAAAAGTTTTTGAGCGATGCTGAAAAGACGGCATTTGATGTCGCCGCGGACCTTGACGACGAGGAATCATATTAAAAAAAAGTTGTAATGTCCAGCTCAAGAATGTACCATTTAGTACTTTGTTTATAACAAATGACAACCGAACACTCTCTTCGTGACTATGCTCGTGGTGAGTTTCAGAAGGTGTACCCGGGTAAAAGCATCAAGCCGCGAAATGCAGAGCTCGCGGTGTACAACTGGGCTGTGCATCAAACTATGCAAAGTCGAATTGTAGTCAAGGGAAAGTATGAACAGGAGGAGCCTTCGTGGGAAAACCGGACGTTTCGCTGGCGGTACAAACAGCGGTTGATGAGTATACTATTCAACATTAAGAAAAATCCGGACATTGTGAAAAAGATCAAGCCCAGGGAGCTCGAGACACTGACACCGGGTCAGATGTGGCCCGATGGTCCGGTGGGTCAGGCGGAGAAGAAGATTCGTGAAAGGGAAACGAAGATGGAGCTCGCAAAGGCGAAGCACGACGAGGAGTATGAGGGACTTTTGACTTGTCCCAAGTGCAAGTCGAAGAAGACGAGTTACTACCAGATGCAGACGCGCAGTGCAGATGAGCCCGTGACAAACTTTTGCAGCTGCCTATGTGGTCACCGATGGCGTTTCTGCTAAAGATTATAATACTATTTTCTGTAATGAAAAACCCCAGGTGCTCAGCCTTTTGTGGACGCCGTCGGTGTCGTCTCCCGTCCCTCGATTGTCTCAATGTATGCATCAGTCACGCACCCGACTGTTCCATATGTCTTGTAAAAAATGGGTCTGGAGACGAGTCTGTGAGACTCGCATGCGGACACATGTTTCACGGCGGCTGTATTTACAAATGGTTTGATCGCGATCTCCGGTGTCCCATGTGCCGTTCTTATAACAAACCAGGTCAAGTGCGAGTCTTTTACGGGGAAGGCGCCCCGACGATACAACACAGCGCACTTCGTCCGGTTCTCATTCACCTCGTCGAGGAAGAGGTTCTCACCACGAATCGGGTCGGTGTGCTCGAAAACGGTCAACTGATTCAATCAAACGGAGATGTTATTGGATTTCTCTGGTAACAGATTGGAATAGAAACCACCGAGCTGCAAGGTATAGTGACCAACGAAAAACAGTCCAAAGTACACCACAAACTCTTTAAGTACATGCTTATCATCACGATTCATTGAAATCATGATAGTAGGCAAAGCACCGCATATTGCCATCAGGAACGCCTCTCTGGTGACGGTCCCAACACCTGGTCCAACGTCGCGGACAACCACTGACATAACAATCACTAAAAGTACAATTGCAAAGATGATCCATTTCGTCGCTTTAAGCTTTTTCACCTTATCGATAAACGCCTGTTGTTTCTTTTCAGACTCGGTGAGTTGAGACTTGTCCACAATGGCTTGGTTCTGTCCAGAAAACTCCATGACGATGTGGAACAAAAAGAAGATGAGAAACGCAGTCAAACCGAGTGAAATGGCGTCAATAAACTTTTTGCCTCGATTCATGGCAATGTACGTGAATGGAACAGCCGCTGATAACCCAACGACAGCAGACTCGAACAAAAACATACGTGGTTTTTCTTTGACGAAACTGATATCGGCATTGATGAATGACAATATCAAAAGCAAAATAATGAGTGTAATTTTGCTTCCGAAAACACCAACTTCAAACCCTTTTTTCACATGTTCAATCATCTCTGCGTTATATTGATAAAAAAAATGTGCAAGGTTTCACCAGTTGACAATGATTGTTCGAGTGTGGACTGATATTGGTACTGGTAAGAATGTTTCTCTGGTTGCACGCATCATAGACACAAAAGGTGCTGTTTTTACTATTCAATATCTCAGTCCGACGGAAGACAAGGACAAGCACGGATTTACGATTTACAGGTACGAAGAAGAAACGTATGAAATTGACGACGACAGTATAACTCATTATCTCGACACTGATGATGAAACAGAAGTTGGATTTAAACAGACTGACTGCGGTGGATGGATTCGCGTCGACGAGGAATCAGATGACGACTATGTCCCGAGTGAAGACGAAACCGATGATGACGAAGAGGACGAAGAGGACGACATTGAGGATGAAGACGAAGTCGACGACTACGAGGATGACATTGAGGACTATGATGAAGACGACATCTAGAGAAAAACAATGTGTTAATTTAAATGGCTACCGTGTCATCTTTTATCAAGGCGTTTGAGCCAGCCAAGAAGGATCATGTCGTGTGGCTGAAGAAAATGACTGATATCGCAGAGACTCTTGGTGATCCAAAGCGTCATCAGGCACTCGTAACCGAGATTAACTCCAACCCAATGGGGGTTAAGCTCGACCACCGTGATGCTCTCATGTGGGTCGAAATTCATTTTGGTGTCGCCATGAAGTACACTCAGGCGGTGCTCAAGGGCGAGGCGGTCATTCCAGCGACTGGTCGTGTCGCATCCGCTTCAGAACTCACTCCAGTTACTGAGGAGTAAAAAACTTTTTAGCAGCTGACATTGCTTCGTTATATATTTTTTTTGGCAAGCGGTGTGCCTGCGAGAAGTTTTGCAAGAGGATCAACTGGCATTGTTACTTATTCCATATCAAAGAGTTGTTCCAGATGGGGTACGTGTGCTTCCATAGGAATGCTCAGGGTGTAAACTGAGCCTGTGATGTTGAATGTGTCTGAAATTTTATCAACTATAATCAAGTCGAAATATTTCTGGACGCAAAAAACACGCAGTTCATCCAAGTTGGACCATTCACAAATATCGAGAATATCAAGAGGCTTTGGTTTGCCCGAGCCTGCGACGAGTTTCATGTCGCCACTGAAATCAGGCCATTCACGCATACGTGTATAATGATGTTCGATTGTCGTTCCCATGAATCGAACATCATTATGACGCGCAAATGCCACTACAGCCATCTTTGATGTTGATGTATTCCACGCCATGATCGAATTTGGGTACTTGTGAAGGGTAAAGTATGGCTTGTCACCCTGGCGCGTCTTGAGAACAGTAGGTGGACGTGTAATGGTCTGCATTAATATTCAATGTGTGAAATTCTTTACATTGACTTTTCGACTGCGCGGTCTGCGACGCTGTCAGTCTCGAGAACAAAGCCCTTGCCCTGGTAAATGTCGCGGTTGCGCGTCTCCTCTGGGAAGTTGGGGCGGTAACCAGCGTACGAGTACGTAAGCAGCAAGTACAACACAATTAGGATAGCGACGAAAATAAGAACGGGTCTACGATTCACCATTTATAAGTGCTGATATTTTTACTTATTCAGTGCACCACCTGGGCGGTAATCAGTGATGGGTGGACGTATGTTTCTCGGGTGAGGGATGCAGAGAGGCGTTGATGGGAAATTTTCATCAGTGCACGGCTTGGGAAGAGACGCTGGAAATGGAATGGTGTTGGTTATACCGTAGAGGTTGCTCGAAACACACACGAGTATGTACCCTTCTGGACAAATGTTTGACGTTACACCAACAAGATTGAAATCAGGGAGGACGTATGTTTCTGTGGTGACGGTGCGACGACGGTATGCAAAGAGTGCAAGGACGATAATAACAACAGCAAAAAATAATACAATAGTCTGTTGTTTCATTAAAATCACACAACAATTTTTTTCATCAAATTTTCCAACTTGACGAGCGTAGGAAGAGACACCTCACACATCGAAGCAATTGAATCTCTTGTCATTCCGTACTCTGCCAGGACAGAAAAAAGCACCGCCGCTGCAACCCCCTTTGGAGTCTTTCCCATGAGTGTTGGATGAGACTCCACCTGTTCACAAATACGAATAGTCTTTTGACGAATGCGACCCCGTGACTCTTCAGGGACAACCACCTGATTGAATATTCTCGACACGAGATCAGAGGATTTTGTGATTGTTGTTTGAACCACTGGAATAGTCTCCCGGAAAATGTCAGCCGTTCGTGAAATGTCACGGGAAGGAATCTTGAAGGCGTCTGCAATCTCTTGTGTCGTGCGAGCCACGTGAGCGTCTTGACACGCCCGAAGAATACAATTCGCCTTGATACCGTTACGGATTGCACCTCGTGTCAGTACGTTTTCACTAAACTTGCGGTACATAATCTTGGCTTGGAGCATCACACAGTCAGTGAGGTTAAGTACCACACGTCCGATGCGATCAAGGTCTTCATATGCATGATGAAGAGCACGATCCTTGTGATTCATCGATGTGTGAAAATTGATTCGAGCGAGACGTTTATTGGCGTACGTTCCAGATGCCTGAACCGACATGATAGTCCCGGATCCCCATGATGCACTGAACAATGTCGTATTGACGGGTGCACCGACACGCGAAGGATCATCACCCTGATCATTTGGACCACCGTTCCACTCTGGTTCATCAGAGATGAATGCAATGTCACTGTTTCCACAGGAAACACACGTGGGCAATCCATCCTCGTTCATAACTCTCGATCCAGACGTAAACCATTGGTCTTCGTGCTTCACCATAGTTCCATCATCTGGGCAGAATTTACACCTGTACTCTGTCCAGATGAGTTGTTGAGGTTCCGAGCACTTGGGTCGACACTCTTCCGCAATAGAAAAAAGTTCGTCGATATTCATTTTTATATTTACCAGCAGCGCGTTTTGTTGACGTGGAAAAAACATCTTTTTTTGTTAAGATGGACCCCGTACCCCCAGTCGTCGATGTGTCTCGTCAGGTTCGAATCGAAACACCAGTGAAGGAGGCGATTGCAAAGTCTCTGTTTTCTCCATTCAACATCACTGCAGTACTGATTGTGCTTCTCGTGCTGTTCTTTTTGTACAAGCGCTACCGTGACAAGAAGGCGACCGAGACGGCTCATGTCCCTATACCTCCGAAGTAGTGGGTGAAACCGACCCACCCGTCGCTTCGTTCCACAGAGAGGCGACACGAGGTGAACTGTTCACAAGCGTCGCCGCAGCTCCCGCCAAATCCATGAGCGACATTTTCTTCACCATCTTTCCAGAATCAATGAGAGACAGATGATTTTTCAACTTCTTTTCAATCGGGTTTCCTTGTTCGAGCGCAGTGTTAAACTCTGAAAAGCACTCTTGCAAAAAAGCCTGACCCTCAGTCGCTCGTTGTTCCCTATCGACACTCAATTCCTTTGAAATCTTCAACGCGAGACGTTTCATAAGAATTGACGCCCTCAGAGAGTTGGTCATTTTTTCATTGAGTTTCATGTACAATTGGACAGACCCAAGAATACCGCAGAACGCAGACAGGACGGCGTTGAGAATACTGACAAACTCCTGATCCATGAATGAGTTGAGAGACACGGCGGTTAACGCATTAACTGACGAAAGAACTAGAATGGGAACATTAAATCGAGTCGACAACTTATTATAGTACATGTAGTCTTTTGTGTGGTGCGCATTGTACTCGTTACACTGCTGCTCAATTTTTGTAAGAAACGCCTCTTCGCGGTCATGCCAGACGTCTTCTCTCATTTATAAAGGCGCCGAATTTTAATGTTGAGTACTATTAATGAAGCTGACACCACAGCAGATTGAACGCATTGCTCTGTGGGCTATCGTACTGCTTCTCATCATCGTCGTTGTACTGTTCGGTCAGCGTCGTTCTGGATTTACACCCTCTACTGGTGCACCAATTTCTCTCATGGATCTTCAGGAGTACTCTGTGCTGACTGAAAAGCAAAAGATGGATTACAGAACGGAACTTTCAAACAAGATGTCGACGTTAACATCAATCATGACCAACGACACGACTCCAGATGTCAAGCACAGAATGTATTCTGATGAACTCGGCATCATCATGAGAGCAGCAATGATGACGCAGCCTCCTATTCAGACAATGACACCTCAGCAGCCACCGATGCCCCAGCAGCCGATGCCGCCGATGCCCCAGCAGCCGATGATGTAGCCTTTTTCGCCTGACTGATGACGCTGGCTTTGAATGGTCCTATGATGTGTCCTAGGACATCAATATCAGATGGTTCGAGATGGTACTCACGACATGCTGAATAATCCCCATTGAGAAACTGAAGACGAATGACAGAGTCAAGAGCGTCTCGTGTCAACAAGTTTGATCGTCGAAACATTGTTTCGAGCTTTTTGCGACGCATGCATGTGTTTTGATACTTTGTCCATAGACTTCCGGTTCGTGGAACCTTGTTCATTGGTTTCATGAGTTGACATGGCTGAATACATGATATGATTGTGAACAATGGCATCACAGTTCCCCACTCAAAGTGATCATATATCTTTGTATCGAGTATGTCTGCGTCGGACATGAGGTTTGCGATTCCGACAAGTGTGTCCAAATTTCCATTGACTCGATCCGGGTAATTTTCTTGAACGATGCTCCACACGTGACCGTGCTCGTGTGTAACATCGCCTATGTTTACGTTTTTCCAGTCCCCGCGCAAAAGTCGGTGGACGTAATCCTTTGGTGTTTCGAAATCATCTGGGTTTGCATTTCCGTACACGTCGAGTTTTTCACGTCGGAGATCAGGACCTTTGCACTCGTGAAACACCGTTTGATTACTAAACTTGATTGGCGTAAACGCAATCACAATTGTCGGACTCTTTGACGAAATAGAACCCTGAATTTCACGTGTCCCGATGAGGTCACATACGGATTCCCAATCATCAATCACAATAGGAAGAATAGAATATCTGAGGCGTTCGAACATGTCCAGGGTTCCCTGACGAGTCTTGAATACATCGGGGTCTAGAAAAATACAATGACCAAGTTTCTGCTTGACGAGTGTCGTTTTTCCAATGCCGGGTTTTCCGTGGACACACGTCAAGAGACCAGTCGCAAAAGTCGCGTCACATGGGCTCTGGGGTTTTTCTGATTTCATAGTAAGAAATCTATCCATGTCAAGCGATTCTGATGAGGATGAGTCTCTTACGAAACAAATCCTTAGTTTATTATGGGAAAATAACGCGTTTGTGCCATACGTTGGTGCATGGCTTCTTTACAATATGATTATTTTAGTACTCCTCGTGTACATTGCAATTAGTTTGCGTTAGCCTGGGAGCTCATTGCAGGTGGACGGCACGCCGCATCAGCTGGCACAAAGTACGCGTCTGGTCCCTTCTCCTGAAGATAACGACGGAAGGACAAGTTGTCCTCGTACGCAATGCCCTGCTTCTGCATGACAATGTCGTTGTAAATACGGGAGGACTCGTACACTTTAAAGCACCGGTCAGCGCCCATACCAAGACGAGTAGACATCTTTACATATAGACTACAATTTATTTACCACCGTTTCACACCCTCCTGCTTCAACTTTGCAACCAAGTCTGAAAACTTGCTCCCCTTGATGGTGTCGAATGTGTCCACTGTTATCGCCTCACTGAAAATCTTGGTCGTCTGCAGCTTTTCATTGAGGACTTCGTACGCAAGAGCAATTTCACGAAGAGTCTCCGCGCCCGTGATGATAATCTTTCCTGTGCTAAAAACGCTCGCCGTCACCTGCTTCGTATTCTCTGCTGGGTGAAACTTCACCTTGACGGCAGAGTACCGATCAGGATTGAACGAAACCAAAAACTTCTTCTCCGCTGAGAGAACGTCAATCACCTTCATCAGATTTACTGGAGAATTCATCGAAAAATTTGTGTTGATCATGACGACGCGAAACTTTTCCGTCTCCATAGGCTTTTCGAGTTCAAGTGCATGCTGAACAAGATGCGTCAATTGACGCACGATGCGCTTACAATCACGTAGATCTGAACATCCCGCCACCTGAAACGACCCATTTGGAAACACCTTTATCGATTTATTTGAAAACTGATCCTGATATCCAATCGTCACCTGATTGTAAAATGCAGCATTTTTTAAAGACCACTCAAACCCATTTGTAAGCGCCCCCTTGCGACGTATACGAATTGGTCCATCCGCAAACGCGGTACGGATTTTTTCAATGTCAATGTCACCCAAAAATTTACACAACATAGTGATTGTTGTTATGCGTATCCATGATGGCGGGGACACCGGGTAACTGCGTCGAATCGCATCCAGTGTCACAATGTATCGTTTGGTCGCCATTAATGTGTAATCTCTTTAACCAATACCTTACGAAGGTTGTTTTTCTTTATGTGGTCTGTGAGGCGTTTAAATTGATATGGTGTCAACTTGATGTACTGCTTTCTAGGCTTGCGCACAACACGTTTTTTCTTCGAGGCGACCGTCCGGCGCCGTCTGCGAAGCTCCACATACTTCTTTGCCGCCACTGGTCCTCCCATCGCGTAAATGTTTGTGAATGTCTTTAGAGGAAGTTGTGAAATGGAACGAGCTTTGTTTACATTTCCATTTGCTGATCGGAGAGCCACGATTGCTTTTTCAACAGCCTCGGAACCACCAGATGTTCTTATGAGCTGCTCTGGTGTGGTTGTCACGACACCTCCACCCACTGGACCGCCTACGTTACCCATCGTCGCCCGTGGACCGCCTACGTTACCCATCGTCGCCCGTGGACCGCCTACGTTGCCCATCGTCGCCCGTGACCCACCTACATTACCAGTGGATGTACGTTGACTGCCCATTTGCTGACCACCGACGCGCGTTCCACCAAAGGTCTGTGCACCAATACGCGCTGCACCCACTGTTATTTGAGGCTTGAATATGATTCCGCCTCCGTTGCCTCTGGGTCCGCCTCCGTTGCCTCTGGGTCCGCCTTTGTTGGATCCTGCTTGGCTGATGAGTCTCTCAATCTGAGACTGCAAAGCTTTGTTATTTTTAACATATGCCGTTATACCTTTATTATTTGTTTGTAATGAATATCCTAGAGGAATTTGTGCACCCGGTAAAAATGGTATAGATGGGGGTGCATTTGCAAGTTGTGCTTGCGTTGGTGGTGTTGGATTTTGGAGTGCTTCTTGAGCCGCTGCTTTCTGTGCAGGAGTTGCCTTTGGATTTGACAATATCTTTCTGAGTTGATAGACTGTCGCGACTGCACCCAGACCCAGGATCGCAGGAACTGCAATCAGACCGACTCCGGCTACGAGTGCTCCAGCTGCGAGGATACCAGTAGCTCCACCTATAGCAGTTCCGGCACGACGACCGAGGGTACCGAGGGTACCAAGGGCTCTTCTCGGTACTGATTGTTGGGAACGTATCAACTGTTGTTTTGTGTTTTTGTCGAGGTTCGGGATTTGACGAAGAATTGCATTCACGAGCGCCTTGTTGTACTTTGGTTTGACCGTTGCCACGATATATTTTGAAAGTGCATTGCGTACAGCCACCTCATTAAACTGAGGAGGAACAGCCTTGAGTTTTGCTCGAAGGGCTCTCACATTTGCAGTGTTTATAGCGAAACGTCCTCCGTATTTTGTGTTGTAATTTGCAAGTAGCTTTCCTGCTTTAATATTATTCAGTGGTTCAGAGCTCAAAAGTTGATGTATTTGCCCAAGTAATTCCGCTTTTGCAGCCTTGTTGGCATTTTTTTTTGCTAGAGCCGCTGCCTTTGCAGCCGCTTTCTCTTCAGCCACCTTTGCCTTTGCAGCCGCCTTTGCATTTGCAGCCGCTTTCTCTTCAGCCGCCTTTGCATTTGCAGCCGCTTTCTCTTCAGCCGCCTTTGCATTTGCAGCCGCTTTCTCTTCAGCCGCCTTTGCCTTTGCAGCCTTGTTGGCAGCCTCTTTTTCAGTAATATACCTTATTGCATTATTTTTAGCTTTTCCAATTTTTTTAAAATTTTCTTCATTTCCTCCTTTGTTTGGGTGATGTTTTAATGCTAATTCACGATACTTTTGTTGCACATTATCGACTGTTGCTTTTTCTTTATTAAGATTCAAAATTGTCCATGTGTTTGTTGGGAGTGGTATTTTATTTTTCGAAGGAATTATATTAGTACTTGCAGCTGGATTTTTCAAAGGGTGACTTGACAAAGCAGCAAGACCGGTTGGTTGGGACGCCATAGCGATGAGTCCAGCTCGTCTGAAAGCACCCCCGCGTGCCACTGGCGCTCTCATGTTGGTTACACGCTTCCGAGCACCTGTTAGACGAGTTTTGTTGTTGGGAGATGTTAGATGAGTTTTGTTGAGATATGTTGTCTTGATTTGTTGCTCGAGTTTTCTGATGGTTTCTTCAAGTTCATCTGCTGATTTGAAATTGGATTTGAGAGTCGTCAGAGTTGCTTCAGTTATACGATTGAGTTCTTTTCGTGCAGCAGAACGAAGTTCTGCTCTATGTGTTACTTTTTCACGCGACTCCATCTCTACTAGGTCCAGAGGAAAAAAGGTGTCGTGTACTGGTTTAGAATACATGGTATACACTGAAGCTATATCAAAAACATGCCTCTCACTCTCCTTCCCCCGTTTCAGCCCGCTGGTGTCAAGTGGCTTCTGGAGCGCGAGAAGGACGACGGCGTCCGTGGTGGTTTTCTGTGTGACGAGATGGGTATCGGCAAGACGGCTCAGCTGGTGGCGATGATGTGCCAAAACCCTCTCCCAAAGACGCTCATTGTCATGCCCAAGTCCATCGTGGGTCAGTGGCGCTCTGAGATTGCCAAGTTTACGGATGGAGTCATGCCTGTTCGTATGTTCGATGGTCTCAACCGAATTGAGCGCGTTGGTGACCTATCGACGTTTGAGGGTGTTGTGCTGGCGCCGTACTCGGTCATGGCAGAGTACAGCCTCCTGCACGACCACCAATGGGACCGCCTGATCCTGGACGAAGGGCACGAAATTCGCAACGCAAAGACCAAGAGCCACAAGTCCCTGGCGGCTCTGGATGCAAGCATCAAGTGGATCGTGTCCGGTACACCCGTCTTCAATTCGATGAAGGATTTCGTGTCCCTGTGCTCATTCGTGGGCGTGAGCCGCGGGAACGTCCTGAGAGATTATGACAAGGTTCGGGAAAAATACGTACTTCGTCGTACGAAAGAGTCGCATTCTGTTGCACAGACGCTCGAGCTGGACATGTACCCCGAGGAGCAGGACCTGTACATGCAGGCGTTCCAGTACGGACAGGGTCTCTTGGAGTCGACCGACAATGCAATCATCATGCTCGAGGCACTCCTGCGCCTGCGCCAGGTGATGACTTGGCCGCAACTTTTCACAGACGGTCTCGCTGTGAAGAACAACACGGATCCAGAGCTGTACACTGGTCGGTCGAAGAAGCACGAAGTGCTCATTGAGAGTATTTTGTCTCATCCTGATGAAAAGACGCTCGTCTTCACGCAGTTTACGGTCGAGACGGATCAGATTCAAGAGCTGCTGAAGAAGAAGGACATCCCGGTGTACCGGATCGATGGGCATGTTGCTGACAAGGATGAACGGGAGTCTCGAGTTCAGGCATTCCGCAAGGCGCCAAAGAATGCAGTGTTTCTGATTCAGATTCGTGCAGGTGGTGTGGGGCTGAACCTCCAGGAGGCTTCGCGGGTTTACATTACGAGTCCGGCGTGGAATCCAGCGACGGAGTTGCAGGCGATTGGACGTGCAGATCGTACCGGTCAAACGCGTACGGTACACGTGATTCGCATGGTGTACCGTACGTTTCCGGGGGTGAACTCGATCGAGGAGTTTATGGTTGATCTTCAGGAGAAAAAGTCGGAGGTGGTGGCGGACATTCTGGGTGAAAAAAAGACGGTGTCGAGTCTCACATTTCGGACCATTGCAAAGATTTTTAAGGTGTAATTAAATCCAACGGGCGCAGCCCGTTGTCCGCGCGCAGCCCGTTGTCCCTTGTCCGTCAAAGATTTTTCAGGTGTAATAGTAGAGATGGCTTCACGAGCAGTAGTTCTTCACACGAAAAAAGAAAAAACAGCAGGCGGTCTCACGTCCAATAAACTGACAGTGTCCAAATCGAGTGGTGAAATTGTGAGCAAAGCCAAAATGAAACAGGGGAAGGAGAGCACGTGGGCAATAGACACGCGCTTGTGTCGCCGTGATTTGAAGCTTGAAGGTATGGTTCTGTTTAATGTTGGTAAGGATGGTAAGGCGTTGTACGAGTGCGTCAAAGAACGCCAGGCGAAACGAAAAAAATAAAATATTTTCATACTTCAAAATGAAAGGAACCCCTAACGCTCGCTCTATGTCGGCGAATAAGTTTGCCGCAGCACGCATGGCAGAGGCTAAAAGACAGGCAAATGCAGCAGCAAAACTGAACACAAAGGCACGTGAAAATGCAGCAAAGGCTCTGATGGCTGCAAGCGTTGCCAAACCCACAAAGACTATCCATAATACATACAACGCAGCGGCGGTTATGCTTGGTCTTAAAAGAAAGTAAAAATATTGGTTAATAGTAATAATGCCAAAGACTGATCAGCAGAAGGTTGTTGCCAAGCGCGGCAAAGCGCTCAAGGCGTGCTACAAAAAACTCGGTCTCGAGGGTTTTGTACCAGCCGTGAAAGGATCTGAACTTGATTTGTGTATTGAGGCGAAACTCACCAAGAAGTAAAAATGTTGGCACTTATTAAATGCCCAACTACGCCCCAACAAAGTACTACGCCTCCGCAGGCAAGCGTCTCTTTAAGAGCAAGAAGACTGGTAAGCTGTTTGTGCGTCGCCCAGACGGCGCTCGCAGCTACCGCTCTTCTGGTATTCAGGTGAGCCACATGGACACCAGCCACGGCAAGCGCGTTGTGAAGAAGCACCACTCCGTGCCACACGGCATGAAGCCCATCGCCAAGTACGCGTCACCCAGACCAATGCGTAATGCCTACGCCAGCATGTATGGCATGTTCGCTCGTCGTTAGAATTTTCTCGACTTATATAAATGCCCAACTTCCCCCTTATGATCAATTCATCAGGTCAACTGACACTGGCAGGCGCAACAGCGTTGCTTGCAGCAGCAGTTGCAAGCCAGCGTTTTATGAAAAAGAACAAGAACAAGAACAAGAACAAAAAGTCCCCTCGTCGCAAGTCTAAATAAATGCAAACCCCTTCAGTTGTTCGGCTGGAGGCTCCACTTCACATGGAGTGTTCCTCTTACGGATGACAACTTGATGGGCGCGCACAGTCAGCCCATATGTTTCCTGAAAAAAATACATACCAGAAACCTCGATGATACACGTGAGTATATCACCCTTAAGGGCACCTTCATCAAGTGAAGGAAATACACTCTTTTTGGATTCATCAAAAAATTGCGTCACGCTATCAACCTTCACACGTAAACCATTGTCTTTTACGTTTGAACGAAATGGCTCGCATCCAGAACCAAGCTCTTGATCGAGCTTTTGCCACCACTGTATGAAATCAGCTGGCACTTCGAGTGTTACAGACTTGAAATCAGAGAGACCGTTATACATCACGCGTCCCGTCGGAATCTGAAATCGAAGCGGTGTTCCATCCGTTTTTGTAACCTTTGTGCCACCACCCTTTTTTCCAGCAAAAACCAGAGTTGAAGTATCAACGTCTGACCACTTCATATATTTTGAATGTACCAATTGTTTATCCAGAGCACATCTCACACGCCTCTGGATTTTCGAGTGAACACGCTAAAATTTGTTCCTTGGTCGGGGTGACCGGTACAGTCACTTGTTGCGGCTTCGCCTTGGCTCGCGTTCGCAAATAGTACATTCCAGTCTTGAGACCCTTCTTCCAGCCGTACATGTGCATCGAAGACAGCTTTGCTACGGTTGGATTTTCCATGAAAATGTTCAGCGACTGACTTTGGTCAATGTATGCACCGCGGTCAGCAGCCATGTCCAGAATAGACTTTTGAGAAATTTCCCACGCAGTCCTGTAAATTGCTTTGAGTGTGTCGGGAACGTCAAGTTGCTGAACCGAACCACCGTGCCGAATAATATCCGTCTTCATGACTGAGTTCCACATGTTCAATTTTTGGAGATCCCTGACGAGATGTTTATTGATCATCACAAACTCACCGGCGAGAGTTCGGCGTAGGTAGATGTTAGTGGTGTACGGCTCGAACGCCTCGTTGTTGCCCATAATCTGAGCCGTTGACGCGGTCGGCATTGGCGCAACGAGCAACGAATTGCGTAGACCATGTGTCTTGATGGACTCTTTCAGTGCATCGAATGGAGGATCTGGCTTGATGTCCCACATGTCAAACTGCAAAATCCCCTGTGAGGCGGGTGACCCTGCAAATGTTTCATACGGTCCATCCTCCTTTGCCAACTCACACGATTCAAACAAGGCGGAATGATAGATACACTCAAAAATTTGCTTGTTGAGTGCGCGCGCCTTGGGCTCGTCAAATGACATTCCAAGCATCATGAACACGTCAGCAAGACCCTGGACTCCAATGGCAATGGGGCGGTGACGCATATTTGACTTTCGAGCCGCCTCCGTAGGGTAGTAATTACGATCAATGACACGGTTGAGATTACGTGTCACGACGCCAGTCACCTCACACAACTTTGCAAAGTCAAATGAGGGACTGTCGACCCGCACAAATGTCGGAAGACAAATGCTTGCGAGGTTGCACACAGCCGTTTCATCAGGTGTCGAAACCTCCATGATCTCAGTGCAGTTGCCGGTGATGACACCGTTGAAGATGCCCATGTGACGCTTGAGTTCGTTGAAGCAGTACGTCGCATCCACGCGTCCGTTATCCTCGATTGAAACGACCCGAACGTACTGCCGAACGTCCCGTGTGACGGGTGTAAAGTCGCTCATATCGAGACGATGAGTCACGAACCCTGCGTTGATGAGCGCCTCTACGCCGAGGGCTGACACGACGAGACGCCAGCACGTTTGCGTCTCGAACATCTTCTTACAACCTTTTCCGTCCGGGAGCTCAGTCTCACCCGCCTCGTGCACGAGACCAATTACAGAGCTCAATCCGAGTGTATGAAGCATGAGTTGAATGTCTCGAAGGAAGCTGAGATGGATAGACGCGACCGAGATGCTCTTCTGTGTCGGATTTCCGGGGCACCCCTGTGTATGACCGTCGGCGTCACATAGACCGGCGAACCAGTCGAGCCGGGTTTTCACTGTACCCCGTAGCGGAACTTTGAACTTATTGGGGAGGTCGTAGGGGAGCTGGACGTTCAAACGACCAGACGCGTCTTCGTTACCAGACATCGTTCTAATATTCAAGTGCTCTACGAGTTTCTTCTTTTCACCGTAAAGTGCCACTGCTGGAATCGTTTTGAAACCTGCATATGTCGAGTGATAGGTTCCGTCACCACAGAAAAACCCGTGAGTATACGGATAACTGAAATCTTCTGGATCCGTGAACTCGATTGGCTCGGGGGGCGTCCACTTGATGAGGCGGTCACCTGGAACAAGATTCGTGGTTGGCTTGATTTCCGTCTTTGAACCATATCCCACCTGTAGATGAAACTTGTGGTATTCGGTACACTCGAGGAAAGTGCCGTCACTGAAATTGACACGGACCAAACGACTCTTGTCACTCGTCCTCGAGATGGTGACGGTGGACCACTCTTCACCGTTCCATACGTACACTACTTGCCCGACAAGATCTGATATTTTTTGGTATCCATTTTTGGTTAGAATCATCGTCTCGGGTGCAACGCATAAATTGCTCGACTTGATTGTACCAATGTTCTTTTGGTTCGTCTTTCGGTTGGCTGCATCCTTGTAACACATGTACGGCGTGCCCGTCTCGATCTGCGATTTGAGCACGGCGTCCCACACGTCACGAGCCCGAACCTTCTTCTTGTACCGACCCTGTGCAACGTACGACTGATACAGCTCGTTAAACTCTTCGTTGTGAACGTCCGGCAGACCGGGTGATTCATGTGGACACATGAGGTGCCAATCTTCGTCATCCTGCACCTTCTGCATGAAAAGGTCCGGGATCCACATGGCTGTGAAGAGGTCGCGGCAGCGCATCTCCTCGTCACCCTGGTTCAAACGAAGTTCGAGAAAGTCCATGACGTCAGAATGCCAGGGTTCGAGGTAGAATGCAAACGACCCCTTTCGCTTCCCACCACCCTGATTGATGTACCGTGCAGTGTTGTTAAACACACGGAGCATGGGCACAATACCATCAGACTTGCCATTCGTACCCTTGATAGTTGTGCCGTTCGCTCGAATATTTGAACAGTGGATACCGATTCCACCAGACCACTTGGAAATGTGTGCACACTCCTTCAGTGTTTCGAAGATGCCCTCGACCGAATCATCCTTCATCGCCACCAGAAAACAGCTCGACATCTGTGGGTGATTCGTACCGGCGTTGAACAGGGTGGGTGTTGCATGTGTGAAAAACTTTTGAGACATGAGGTCGTAGGTCTCCTTGACGCGGGTATAATCGTCACCATGGATGCCGAGAGCGACACGCATGAACATGTACTGTGGCGTCTCGCCCACGTTCAGGTAACTCCGCTGGAGCGTTTTGATTCCAAAATAACCAAATGTGTAATCACGTTGATGATCAATCCATGAATCCATTTCGAGTTTCAGACACTTCATGAAGTAATCTGAAACGATACCATTGGTGTGAAGATTGATCATGGCGTCAGAAAAACACTTTGGGCTCGTCTTTTGCATGTTCGAAACGACGATGCGTGTTGCGAGCATTTCATACTCTGGGTCTTCGGTAATCATACCGATTGCCACTTCGGCACTGAGTGTATCAATTTCCTCAGTCGAGATACCGTCATACATGCTCGTGACCGTCTTTTGTGCCACCTTGTCCGCCTGAATGGTGAGCGCGGGCTTCATTGTACAAAGTTTTTGAAGACGAGTCGTCACCTTGTCGAACAACATTTCTGTAATTTTCCCTGACCTCTTAACAACCTTCATTTTGTTTTACAGCGAGTCAAGTTTTTATCTCAGTTGATTGTAATATGGCGAACTATATGCCACCAAAGACACCGGTGAGTGAGTCGTTTTTTTCTCGTTTCAACACGGAGTATCTTCACGGTGCCATTGTAAAGAATGTCAGCTCAAAGACGGGTATGAACATAGATCGTCAGAGTGATGGCGACCTTCGTGCTCTCATGACCAGAGTATATAATCATGTTATTGTTGACCCGTATACCGTGAGTTCCATTTCGCCTCAGGTGTCTCGTATGAATGACTTGGTTATCCAGGAGGCGACCAAGACCATTCAAACGGGTGTTCTGCAACAGTTGTCTTTTATGGATTATGTGACACGTAATCCAGTCCCACTTGCCATGCCCGTCAGCACAACAACCTACGGAAATAAAATAAGTGGTAATGATAAGTTTGCAGTCCCATTCCAATGAGTTCTAACACTGCAACGATGACTGAAACGAGCTCCAACACCGGTTTGATCATCGGTCTGACTGTAGGTGGTATTATTGTTTTACTTATGTTGATTGCCTTTTTCGTAATAAGAGCTAAAAAGGGCTCTTCAGCAGCAGCACCAACAACAGCCAATGGTCTTGGTGTTTTGAACAAGGGTCCGAATGCTGTTCCTAGGACAAACGTGAACTTGAGTAGCGGCAACAACGGCAGAGCTCAGTGACTCGCTTTGTCGCCAAAATGAACCATGAGCATTGCAACAATACCCATGAGTAATCCAATATACTGAATTGGATGACTAAATCGTTCACCGAGTACAAAAAAAGCAACACCGGCTCCCATCACTGTGATCATACCTTCCCACATTGCTGAGACCCAGAGCAAAGACCCACCCAGGGCAAAGCTGCGAATGAGAAAATACAAAACGCCACAGTACCCCATGACGCCGCATACCAGGTTGTGCTTGCTGTTGCTGGCGGCAAATGTCTTGAGATGAAAGTTGCCGAAAATTTCAGCAACTGACATGGCAAATACAGTTACGAGCGCCATTCCTTATTTGAGACGAGAAATTTGTCTCGAGAGCTGGATATGCCATGGATATAATACGAAAATTTGAAAAGTGAGCGCGACCAAAGCAATCGTAAAGGCTATAACTGGGAGATTCTTGCGCCACTTTGGCTTTTCTACCTGGTTCATTTATTGTCTCTACAGAAAATATATGAAGCCAGTTGAGGAGCTCCTCGCTGGTGTGTTGCTTTTTTTCATCGTCGACCGGGCAGCGCGCTTTGCGAGCGCTTGGATATCTGAAACTCGACGAATGGATGACATGAAAACGGAAAAGATCCGGTCAGGTGTGGAGACTGTGATTATGTTGATGGTTTTTGTAATTCTGTGGAGCCGTCTAAAACGCTGAGTGGTTTATAAGACACGATGAATCAGTACCGTAATGAAACGTTTGAGCTTTGCCGCTCCAAAGGGTGGGACAAAGCCCCTGTGAGTACTGTGTGGTTACTCTTCACAGAAGAAATAGGAGAACTCGCGTCAGCGATTCGTCAGTACCAGCGACATTTTCGCAAAACGGGTCTCAAAAAGGACCGAGGCGTTGATGTAACGACTGAAATGGGGGATGTTTTTTCATATCTATTCCAACTCGCGTACATGCTCGGAGTTGACCTCGACGACATGTGGGAAAAGCACAAGGTCAAGGTTCAGGAGAGAGTCTACAATAAAATCTAAGTAGACACTAGATAATGACGAGCTTCCTTCTGAATGATCAGATGAGTATGAATCGAATCAATCCATACACGTTATCAGAAACATTCGGAGTTTCGTACAACGGCGGGTACAAGAACGGTACTCCACCCGGACCAGTTTTGGAGACTGCGGTGGAGGAGGATCAGTTGATGTTTGTGCCCAGTGCAGGACTCGATGAAGGTGTTCCCAAGAATCATTTCAGCAAACTGGAACTGAATGACGCTGGAAACATGTACCTGAAAACAGGTGGCACTCATCCAGCAACATCCTTTATGTATCCAGCTCGCAAGTATCAGTACGACGACGGCTCAACGTCATGGGGACGTGAGATTCTCGTCGGTGATGCTCGTAACTATGTATCCCCAGCTGACTTTTCAAAGTATTCAGATACTCAGAAGGGTCAGATGCTGCTTTTGCTTGCAATTTTAATACTGATTGTGCTTTTGTTCCTCAACGAACGCGTTCGTTAGATTTTGACGATTTTAGATGAAACCACTACCGGATTCCCCTTGATGAGTTTTTCGCGTTCGAGCATTTTTTTTGCAGAAAGTTCAGGGCATGCGTGTACTTCGAGTTGAATACACGATGAACAAAATTTATTTGTACACGATGTGCACGGCAACATGAGACGTTGACGCCGTGCACATCTGGTGCACTTTCCAACATCCATTATTATACGAGCGCGGTTTTATTCTAATAGACCAACGGGCGGCGGCGGACTTTACTCCAAATAAATCCCGTACTTGATACACTGCCGACACGACAAGTACAGATCACGCTTCATCAGCTTGTCCAACTTTGATTCTGGAATGTTCGTCTCACGAAGATAAATCTTCTTCATACGCTTCATGAGCTTTTCACACTGAAGCATTTCATCCTTCATGTTTTCAAACTTGCCCCAAAACTCGGTTCCGAGTTGATGAATGAGCAGATATGCATTTGGACGAACGATGCGACTGTCACCTCCGAGAAACATGAATGTCGCAGCAGACGCACATATACCCTCGGCAATTGTGACAACGCGACATTTGAGTGAACGAAGAAAGTCCATACAGCCAAAACCTGCGTGCAAATCCCCCCCTTCGCTGTTAATGTGAAGACGAATCACGGGCGTTGCATCTTGACCAAACATGCTGACAAACAGATCACGTTCCACCTTTTTCATTACAGTACACAGTTCAGCAACAGAGTCTGTCGATACGTCGCAGTAGAAAAATACGTCATTCCCTTCCACCTTGACAAAGTCGAGCGTCGGTTCTTCTTTTTCCATTAGTCTCCAAGCGTCTGTTCACTCTAGAATAGGATGAATGATACGAGACAGTGTATCCATGCAACAGTCATAGAGCGTATTAAAGTTCCCAGAGTCCGCTCCATAGTTGTCCCAGTACTCATTAAACTCATCAAGAACACGCGGCAAAGGCTCTTCGATAGGAAGACCCAACCCAATGATGTTCTGTGCAATACCGTGGAGTTCCTCAAAGTGATCAGACTGAGCACCATACTCCTGCACACGATCCCAGAGACTGATAAGCTGAATCATCAGTCGATCGTTCATTTTGGTTACTTTGATCAATTTGTTTTCAGACTTGGCACATACATGACATGAATTTTTAGTTAAAGAGGTGTGACGTTAATAAGTCGAGGACAGTGTCCTCACACGAGCTCTGTTAATTCAGTCGGTAGAATGCCAGTCTTATGAGCTGGAAGTCGTGGGTTCGAGCCCCACACAGAGCATAAATAAAATATCCTTTTCTATATCATGGTTGCAAAAATATGCAAAATATGTAATATAGAAAAAGATACATCAATGTTTAATAAACATAAAACTGGACAATACGGTGTCAGAGGAACATGTAAAATATGTTGTAAGAAAACACACGAAGCCCCGACATCTGGTTTTTTCAAGTGCTCAAAATGTAATATACTAAAGTCATTTATGTGTTTTAATAGAAATTCTCAATCTTCAATTGGTATATGTTATATGTGTAAGGAATGTTCGAATAAAAAATCACGTGAAAGACATAAAAATACACCAGGTTTATATGCTAAAGAGTCAAGACAACGTAGACTTAATATTAAAAATAGAATAAGAATGAATTTAGGTACACGTTTGTGGCAAGTTGTTAGTAAAAAACACGGAAACACAATGGAATTGACAGGTTGTACAACCGAACTCTTAATGACATATATCGAGTCTAAATTTACAGACGGTATGAATTGGGAAAATTATGGAAAATGGCACATAGACCATATTGTACCATGCGCTTCATTCGATCTCGAAAATCCAGAAGAACAGAAAAAATGTTTTCATTGGTCAAATCTTCAGCCTTTGTGGGCAGAAGACAATATTAGAAAAGGTTCTCGGCTATGAGCCCACAACCCGGGGGCGGCACCCGGTTGGCGCAACTTAGGCAGTCAATTGACGTGCCCACGCATTCTTGTACTTTTTGTTAATCCCAGCATGTACAAGGTTGTTCCACGTGTATGCATTTTTTGTATTCAATCCAAGTGAAAGAAGTGCCGATCCAATGTTGTTTGCATCGTTTGAATTTTCATTCAAACGATACTTTTTGCCTTTGACGGGTGCAGACTTTTTCTTGGGTGCCGCCTTTGGTTTTGTTGGTCTCGGTGGGCTCAGGCGTTTTGGAATGTTGAGACGTGGATTCTTTGGTGGATTCCATGCAGGCACATGAGTCGCGACACCCGTAATGACATTTTCTTTATTATACGCTGCTTTGCCAATCTTGGGTACGTGCTGATTCACCCACGATTGCATGGCAGCCTTTATAGCCTTTTGACTCGGGTACTTGCCCTTGTTGTTTGTTTGGAGCGCAGCGCCCAAAAGTGCGGTGCGATACGAGTTCTTTGTATTATTCGGAAGCCAGTTTGGTACAGTAATTTTCGATTTGTAATTTGTCTCGATGAGGTTGCGACGAGCACCCACCACCGCCTCCTTGGCAAACGTCTTTATAGCCTTGGTCACGTTTGCCTTTTTCGCACCGACTGGCAACTTGGAAAGACGCACCAGAAGTTTGTTTGCATTTTCGTTCCTGTAATAGTTCCCAATGAGCGCCTTGTATGCATTTCTGTGCTCTTGGTTTTTCATATTCGCCTCAAGTTCAGCGCCAAAGTTTGCCAAACTTCCGAGGTTCGAGTTTGATGATGACGCACGTGATGACGGGGATGGAGTCACGGGCTTGAGCGAGTTTTTGTAGATGAGAATGGAGGCGTACTTTTTGTTTTTTGGTTGGAGATTGTACGATTCGTGATACGTTGCAGGCAAAAACGCCTTGGCAATCTTGTTTTGATTTGCAACTGGTATCGTCGACCAGTTGCGCGTCGTGCGTTGAGCAAACCCCTTTTTGTTCGCCTGCGTCTTTTCGACGCGACTGTTGTTCAGAAAACGATAGTACACTTCGTTCAATTTCAGATTGTATGCGCGGTTGCCGATGTTCTTGACTCCCGCCTTGTTCTGGATGAGTTTGGCGATTCTGGCTGGGTTCATCGATTCGTTCGCCTGTGGAATGTTCATGTTACGTGCGACTGTAATGAGCTGCGCCTTGGTCAGACGAGACGCCTGGCGTCCGTTGATACGAATCATACCATTGAGACCCATGACAATTGTGTGCTTTGCGCCTGTATTGGCATTCGTCTTGACATTTTCCCCAATTTTGAAAATAACGCGAACGCTTGCAGGGATGTTGCGACCCGCCTTTTTGTACGTTGCAATCACAGTCTTGCGACCAGATGCGAGTCCAGATGGTATCTTAAACCAGTATGGTTGTTGACCTGGACCAGGTCTCACGTAAAAACCTGGTTTTGTCGCGTTCCAACTTGGAGCGCGGCGATTTTCTCCTCCTTTTTCAGCCACATTGGTGAGAGGGAATCCAGCAGATTCAAATGCATTAATGGTGGACTGTGGGATGTTTCTCCCTGCATTTTTGAACGCCTTGACAACCTTTGGTGCAACGGCTGTGAGGTTCATGGGACCCATAGGTTTCCACTCTTTGGTGGTTTTGTTCTGTTCCATCTTGTGCCACATGTAGAAGCGTGGCTTTCCATTTATTCCCGGACGAATGTAAAACCCTTGTGGTGGCTTTTTCAGCGCGTTCCATGTTCCTGCGAGCGGGTTTCTGTTTGCGAGTGCCGCTTTTTTTTCACCCGAGGTTTTCCCAGTGGGTTTACCTATGGCTGCGGTTTTCCCGAGGTTCATCACGAGAAAAGGCGTGACACCATACTCGGTGAAGAACTTTTTGAACAGCTTACGAGGTTCGTCGCGCTCGCTCGGGTTTTTTATACCAGAGAATAAAACCGTGCCGTTTTGAAAAAACTGGTAGGTCCATTTGGGGTCTTTAAGTTTGAGTATCACTGCAGGCACACCGGCTTCGGGTGTATACGGCATTATCTTCTCTCTCATTGACGATGGGATATGGCGAAGTTCCTCAGACAGGTCCTTTAATAGAAATGGCTTATTCACGTAGAATATTCCGTTGATGTTCTTGTATGTTGGTTTTTCGCGAAGGATGGACTTTGGAACCAGACCGCTCTTCACACATGATAATAAAGCGGGTTCGTATGGACCTGGTCCAAGGATATCGATGCTTGACGACTTGAGAACGATTGTATGCTGTCCCTTTTTTATTGTAAACTTGGTAATTCCTTCGAGATCACCGATCCATCCCGTTCCAGGTGTCCATCTTAGTTTTGTGTTTTTTGACGTCGTCTTGGATCCGACAATTTCAGAAAATCCCTTTGGTGTATTCTGGAAAAATGCACCAAAGTCTACATCTACTTTGAATGTAACAACCTGTGTTGTTATTTTTGAGCTAGACAATTTCCATGCACCTTGGTTATTTGTAAAAACGCGCTTTGCGCGCCATAGTTTTTGGAACTTTGTAAGTCCTTCCATGAAATGGTACTATATTTTTTTCACAACCGCTTTGAGAACCTTCTTCTTCACGGTTGGTTTTGTAAACTGTGAAAACACCTTGTCGAGATCAGTGTCATGAACAATCTTCTTCTTACTCTTCTTGGGCTTGTGTGTCTTCACTGGAGTCGGTGCAATGTAATTCTGGAGTCGGACTTTTTCAATCTCCTCTGCAGTTGCACCATGTCGTTCGAGTCCAAAGATGTAACTTTCGAGTTGAACCATCGGTACATGCACGGGTGGCTTGTATGGGGGGATCTGTCGTCGGTGAATCAGTTTGTAGACGATGCTGTTTTCGGCATCTGCAAATGTCAGTGTGCTCCTGTCGACACTGAACTGCGGACGAGGAACCGGTCGTTTGTACATTAAAGTCAAGACGCATTTTCTTTTTAGAAATGGAGGAGACACTGATCAACTCTGTCATTGTCGAAAACTCTCTTCGCGAGCTGATTGGTATGCGGATCACCAAAACGGTCGCCGAGACGAAGAAACGTAGTGTGTACCGTGAGGGACTCGTATTTGCATACAACGGTACAGAGTGGCTTGTATACGATGACAACTCGGGTGAGACGTTTGATCTGACGTTTGAGGATTTCATCATGAATAAAATTTTTGTACACTATGACTAGATGGATGAGTGTCCGGTGTGTCTAGAGAATTTAACAGGAACGGTTGTGCACATGGAGTGCTGTAAGAAACAAGTTCACATTCAGTGTTACTTGACCAAGTGTCCTATGTGTCGTGCCAGCCTTCCATCCCCACCTTCTTTATCTGTAATTGTACCAGTACCTGTACCAGTGTATCAGCAGACGCCGCGGCGAACGAGGTCTCAAAGTGCATGTCTATTCATTACAGTCATATCAGTCGCGAGTCTAATCGTTGTCAGTCCCCAGTTTTTTTAGTCGTCCTCCTCGGACTCTTCGCAGTAAGGCTCCACGATCACCTCTGTGAGTGTAACAGGCTCGTCCTCCTCCTCCTCGTCATCCTCGTACTCCTGCGTCTTGACAATCTTCGCCAGTCGCTCCTTCAGACTACGCGGAGGCGACTTGACCAACTCAAACTCCTCCTCGTCGTCGGTGTCCACAAGAGGAGTGCCGTGAGACTGGCACAGCTCACAATCGTCGTGCTCCTTGGTGTCGAGCTCGTGGGTGTGCTTGGGCTGCTCCGTCTTCTTCTTGGCAGGCTTCTTCTTCTCGGCAGGAGTGGGCGTGGACTTTTTCACGGGTGCGGGCTTCTTCTCCTTCCCCCCCGACTTGAGGTGCACGCGGCACATGCACTCACCAGACACTGCGTTGAGAGAGCAGGGCTTGCCCTTTGCCGTCACCGCAGTGCACTTGGCGGTCTTGGTCTTGGGCTCCTCCGTCGTCACCACCTTGGCAGCGCGCTTCTTCGGCGGCTCCTTGACCTCCTTCGCAGGCGTGGGAGGCAGGTCGGCAGGAAAGTAGGTGCTCACAAGGTAGTCCAGGTTCAGACCCTCACCCTCAGCGACACGGCTGAGCATGGAGGTCATCTCACGGCGCAGGATCTCGTCAAACATCATAGCAAAGGAAGACGCCATTTGTACTGTTGTTGGTGGTTGATTTCTTTTACGTTTTTTGCATGTTGGCGTGCACATTACACGATTTTTCTGCGGTATATATATGGCACATTATATGACCCCTGAAAATGCCAGAGCGTTGATCAACGCGTATCGCAAAATGACACGTAAGTCTGAAGAACAATCTAAACTATTTAGAAGATATCATGTTAATAATAATAGAACACTCAAGCTGAATAACATTGCAAAAATAGGATATAATGAGAGACAAGCTTATATTACACTTGCAAAACGTCTTAAAAATAAATACCGTAACCATGTAGTAGAACCTTTATTTGAAAGTTTTCCATTACTCAAAACCGCTCAGTCACTTAATTCATTTTATTCTGGAATTCCAAAGGTGATAAGTTTTCGTCAAAAGGCACGACGAAGACGACTCAGTGAAGCGTTTATGAAAAGTCCATCGTATCAAAAATTGATCTTTAAGAGTGGACAGAAGAAAGCCGAAAAAATGCTTGAGAACAAACTAGAAGAGTGGAAAAAACTACGTAATAACATTTCGAACAAAATTCGTATTTACAAAAGTACGGGTAATACCAAGGCTAAAAATGAAGCGCTTAATATGATTAATAAAGCGAGTGGATTTGCGATACCCAAAAACACATACTTTAAGAATCTTGGTTTGAAATAATTTTTCAATCGGAGCTGGACGATTGAAAAAAAATCGCTCCCGGCAGGTTTCGAACCTGCGACTTTGAGGTGGCGAAGCGGGGAACATGTTCCCCTTAACAGCCTCACACTCTACCAACTGAGTTACAGGAGCACCTCTGACTTGAGTGATTCGAACACTCGACCAGCGGAGCTTCGCCAATGGTCACAGACCGGAGCTACAATCCGAAGCGCTACCACTGCGCCAAAGTCAGATGCGTGAATAGTTTAGTGACATATTCAGGTCAAATTCTTTTTATAAACTGAAGGACCCGTTTTTTTCCATACATTTGGATGGCTATTGAGATAATTAGTCATTTTAAATAATGGGGAACGAGTCGACATTGCTTTGTATCCCAGTCCTTTCAAGTGTTTTTCGGCGGCATTTAACATAATCGGAGTAAACTTGATATATGGAAGACTAGGTTTGTATTTGTTTTTCATAGCATTCGTTAATTGTTTATTCAAGTTCACAGTCTTCTGGATTCCTTGAAAGTGACCAGTTGATCTGTTTGGTGCTTTCGTGCCGTTCACCCATACATGCCCCAAGTAACGATTGTTCTTCGTCGTTAAAATAATAGGTATACCATTTGCAAGTCCCGTGAAATTATAGTTTTTATTCACAAACCAGTTTTTGTTATTAGAAAACTTAACATTGGTTTTTCTTGGGATATATGGTTTACTGTTACCAAGTCGTCGCCTGGATTCTGTTATAAGACGATGATATGGATTTCTAACATTAAGAAGCCTTTTAGCGTTATTCTCAGGGTTTTTAAACAAAACACCGGACAGTTTATCTTGTTCTTGACGAAGCCACACCCTGAGTTTATTTTTATTTGTGCTAGTTTCCATTGATGTAACACATGATAATATTATGGCCCTGGCGGGGGTCGAACCCGCACTCTCTCGCTAGCGTACGGGTGAAGTTTCACCCTTAGAAGGCGAGTACATTATCCGATTATGCTACAGGGTCGTTATAGGTTCCAGCCCGCTGTCGGAAAACCCATTTTCCTCAGAGTCCTGTGTACTACGATGGAACCATTGAGTGCTCCAGGGGTGTGTTGATCACCCGACCCCACGCTCTTTCAGTTGGGGAAATTTTTCCCACTACAAAGCGAGTGCTCTACCAGCTGAGCTACTGGAGCGTCTACTATTATAACGTGAAATAACTTTAAGCCATCCTGACGCACTACATGTACCAATCAGGATTTGTCTTGTACCATTCGACTGTTTTCACGAGGGCACTTTCAAAGTCAATTTCTTCTTTCCACCCGAGTCCCTGGAGAGCAGACGAATCAACTGCGTATCGTTTGTCGTTGTGTGGACGATCAGACACGTGAACTTTTTCCCCCACTCCTGTCCCTGTCATCTGCTTGAGCATCTCAAAAATCTCATTGACAGAATATTCATTTTGAGTACCTATGTTGTAGACAGTCCCTGTCACTCCTTTTTGTATCACGGTCATGACTGCACGTGATACATCATCGACATATATGAAATTGCGTCTTGATATACCTTTGCCGTGAATGATGCATGGTTCATCTGCCAACATTCGAGTCACGAATGCAGGGATGACTTTTTCGGGGTATTGCTTTGGACCAAATACGTTATTGCCACGTGTAATGACATATGGGATTTTGAATGAGTGCCCGTACGCCTTGACGAGAAGTTCAGCCCCCGCCTTGGTCGCTGAATATGGATTTGTAGGATTCAGGACAGAAGTCACGGGATGACTTGTTTCATTCAGATCAACTTCACCGTACACTTCATCAGTGCTGATGTGCACAAGTCGACAACCAGATTCCTTGACACATTCAAGTATGGTATATGTACCAATGATATTATCATGAATATATTGATGTGCGTTTTCAAATGACGTATCAACATGAGACTGTGCAGCAAAGTGAACAACGACATCAGGGTTGAACTCACTAAAAAGACGTTTCATCTTCATCATGTTTGTAATGTCAGCTTGGACGTATGTGTACCGAGGGTCACTGGTGTGTGACACGTTATGTCGACGAGCACAGTAATCACAACGATCAATGTTGAGTACAGCAGTCACCTCTGTATGATTCACAAGTACGTGATCTATAAAGTTTGAGCCTATGAAACCGAGTCCTCCTGTGACGAGAATTCTCATATTAAAAGAATGACACTAATAAACTTTAGACATGACGACGCAAAAGAAGGTTTGGTACGCCCCGAATCAGTTTGAGGCATACGGAGAGGATGAGATCAAGGCTGTAAACGACTGTCTTCGTGATGGATGGCTTGCCGGGTTTGGTCCACGGACGCTCGAGTTTGAGAAGAAGGTGGCTGCACGTTTCGGGAAGAAGCACGGTCTCTTTGTCAACTCTGGGTCGAGTGCCATTTTGCTGGCGTTGTGTGCCCTCGACTTCAAGCCAGGCGACGAGGTGGTGACGCCGGCGTGTGGATTTGCAACGACTGTGGCGCCTATTACACAGTGTGGACTCAAGCCTGTGTTTTGCGACTCTGAAATTGGCAAATACGTCCCGAGTGTCGATCAGATTCGAGCAGTTGTCACGGACAAGACTCGTGTGATTTTGATTCCAAACCTCATCGGAAATGTGCCCAACTGGGCAGCGATCCGCGAGGCTTTTCCTGGTGTGATTCTGATCGAGGACTCTGCAGATACTATTCCGACAGAGACTCCAGAGTACCAGACTGACATTGCAACGACGAGTTTCTATGCTAGCCACGTCATCACGGCAGGAGGGGTTGGTGGTATGGTGATGTTTAATGATGATGCTCACCTGAAACGGGCTACGATGTTTCGTGATTGGGGTCGCATTGGTGACAATGCCGAGGATCCATCTGAGCGGTTCAATTACTCGGTTGACGGCATTCCGTACGACTGGAAGTTTTTGTATGGCGTTGCTGGGTACCATCTGAAGGCGTGTGAGATGAACGCCGCCTTTGGACTGGCACAGTGGAACAAGTTGGACACACTGCTGGCAAAACGTCGTGCAAACATTGAGCGTTATATGGAGAACTTGAAGGGCACCAAGTACTATCTGTTGCCTGACGACTCTCGTAAACCCAACTGGCTTGCGATTCCTCTGATGTGTCCGGACCGACTCGAGTGTCTCAAGTTTCTCGAGAAGCACGGGGTTCAGACTCGTGTGTGTTTTGCAGGGAACATCACACGTCATCCGGCGTGGCGCGAGTACCTCACAGAGTTTGACGGTGCAGATCGTGTGATGCGTGATGGGTTTTTACTCGGGGCACACCACGGAATGAGCCTCGATGATGTTGATTATGTCTGTAACCTGCTTAAGGAGTTTGAAGCATTCAATTGTAACAATGTCTAATAAGATTTTTTGTTGTAACGGCACCGAGTTTAATATACCAGATGACGAAACTGTGCAGAATCACATAAACGATCCTACAAGTTCAGCAAATATCATAATCGATCAGATTAATAATCAGCGTTTGTATGACAAGTATCTTAAGGGCAAAAAAGACCTGACTATTCTCGATTTGGGTGCGAATGTTGGATTTTTTACAATTTATGCACACGATTGTGCAAAGAGTGTTATATCCGTAGAGCCGACACCATCTCACCAGAAAGTTTTTGAGGTTCTTACACAGGACCTTCCGAACGTGAAGCTCGTGAAAGCTGCTCTTGCAGCTCGAGATGGTGATATTCAGTTTTACATTTCAGACGAAAACTCGACAGTCAATTCAATTGAGAACAAGACGGATAAATCAATTACAGTTAACGGTCTATGCCTAGAGACGCTCCTACGAGACGTGGATAAAATTGATTTTTGTAAAATTGATATAGAAGGTTCAGAAATGCAGGCTGTGACACTCGATACGCTCAAGCCTGTGTTTGATAAGATTGATAGTATTTTTATTGAAGTGCATGCAGTGGCTCCACACAACTTGCATTACGTCAGTGGACTGAAGATGATGGAAACACTGTCACGAGCCGGGTACACAATAGAACTCAAAAAGTTCAACTTTGATTTTTTTGATACCATCTATGCGTATAAAGATTAAATAGTACGTTAATGTATGAAGATTCTCATCACGGGAAAAAACGGGTTTATAGCGAGACATCTGTGTAAAAAGCTGTCAGAACACGATGTAGTACTAACAGACAAGTCTGATGATATTATATCAGCGTTAGATTCATTTCAACCGAACGTCATTTTTAATTTAGGTGCAGAGCTTTACAATGAAGATGACATGTTTGAAACGAATGTAGTGACGTCATTTAAGATTATTCAATGGGCTCGAGAACACAAACCCAAACTATTTTTATTTGGTTCATCGAGTGAATACGGACGAGTAAATAAACCAATGGCGGAGGTGGATGCGTTACTTCCGGATACAATTTACGAAGGTACTAAGGCGGCAACTTATATGTTAGCCCGTGCATGGTCACGTACTTACAACATAGCAATCACATATGTAAGACCGTTTACTATATATGGATATGATGAAAAATCTAATAAATTCACTTCTATATTGATTAAGAAGTATAACGACAAGTCGATTTTAAAATTGAATGAAGCTGTTCGTGATTATGTGTATGTTGAAGATTTCGTAGATGCTTTGATTTCGATTATGAACTATAATGAGACGGAATTGTTTAATGTTGTGAACATAGGTTCAGGGAAGCAGACTACGAATTCGGAGTTTGTAAAACTTTTTCAGCGAGAGCTGGATTACGTCTACCCGGTGGAATTGGTTGAAATTGGTAAGTCATATGACAGTATGTCGTGGGTATGTGATACGTGTGTACTCAATAATAAATATCATATTTTCATACCGTCGCTTGAAGATGGTATAAAGCGTTTAGTCGTTTCTGTTAAAAATGGAACGGATAGTTGACATTACATTCAGAAATAAAACGTCGCATCTAAGTACATGTCTCACTATGGTGAATATTTTAGATTCCATCTATAAAAATAAAAAACCGGATGATATTGTTATTCTAAGTGCTGGACACGGTGGATTAGCTCTGTACACAGTACTTGAGAAGTACATGAGTAATGTAAATGCAGAAAACTTGTATTTGAAACACGGTGTTCACCCACATCGTGACATTGAAAACGGTATTCATGTTTCAACTGGTTCACTTGGTTGTGGTATTCTTGTCGCAGTCGGTTATGCTATCGCGAATCGTTCTCGGGACGTGCACGTGGTTCTCACTGATGGAGAATGCGCTGAAGGATCTGTGTGGGAGGCACTTTCATTTGCTCACACACACAAGCTTGAAAATTTAAAAGTGCATGTGAATGTCAATGGGTATTCTGCATATGGGTCAGTTGATAAACTGTATATATGGATGCGCCTCAAAAGCTTTTTGTGGTCAACGAAAATTTGGTTCACAAAGACACCAGATGTATCTTTTCTAAGGGGTCTTCAAGCACATTACCACGTCATGAACGAAGGAAATAAAGAGGAGATTTTAAATTATATAAATGAGGAAGGAGTTTGTAAACATGTTGTACGAACTTATGAAGAAAGACTCTCGAATTTTCTTAATTACTGCCGATCTTGGATATGGCGTCCTTGATCGTATTCTTGCCGATTTTCCAGAACGCGCGTTGAATGTTGGTTCATGTGAAATGCTCATGATTGGGATGGCTGTAGGGTTGTCTTATTCTGGGTATATTCCAGTTTGTTATTCTATAACACCTTTTGTTCTATACAGACCATTCGAGATGATTCGAAACTATGCCGAGCATGAAAAGGTGCCCATTAAACTTATTGGAACTGGACGGAATAAAGACTACGGAAGCAACGGGTTCACGCACTGGGCTGAAGACGACGAGAGTATTGTGAAAGCTGCGTTTCCTAGCATGAAATTCTTCAAACCAGAAGTACTTGATGACTCTATTGTCAATGAGTTTTTATACAGTGATGCACCTGCGTATATTAATCTTAAAAGATGAACACACTAAGTATTAATGTTGTATATAAAACATTGTCCAGAGACGTGTCAGTCCAGACGTGAATCACTCGAAAAACATCTCGCTACGAGAAATGTAAAAAATCAAATATGGATGACCGATTTTTCTAAACATCATCCATATGTAATTTGGCTTCACAATAAACTCGACGTAAAAACAAATATAGCTTTTACATCTGGTCTCGTAAAGACGCTAGAGACTCTTAGGACTTTTGTTCAATCAAATGAAAAGTCCGCCTTTTTCGCTGATGACGACGTAGTTTTAATTAAAAATTGGAACTCTTTTCAGATTCCAGATATACCATATGTAAACATGTCTGTAGGTGTCAATTTTTCGATGTTACCAGATGGTAAACCGCGAGTCATTGGAAATAACGGGGGGTGTGAACTGATCTATATGACTCGAGAATTTGCACAGTATATGCTTGATAATGTCGATGTCCGGCAAACGATTGATATAGTGATTCACGGTTTAGTAAGACACGCAGGATTTCCGTTGGTATGTGTTCCCGTAGCTCAACAAACATCTTTACTTGAACCCAAAAACTCGAGTTTGGGAAGTTCTGGGATGAGTAACTGGATTCAATTTGTTCAGAACTTTAAGCCGACAGGCGTTCGTTACGAAGAACTACGGAATGAGAGTGGTTTCTTTACTGGGAACGACGCATGAGTATCCAGATGCACCTGTAGACCCAGAGCATCCCGCGTTCAAAAGACTGAAACAACTCATAGAGCTCGAGTTTTATATGAATTTTGATACAAAGGTGAATATTACGAATTGGCAATACGTATTAGAGAGAGCAGATGCCTATAGGATACAATGAAAGTGTGTTGTGTTATTTCATTGACTGATGGTTATGCCAAGCAACGACCTTTTTATGCTAACAACTCAATAGCGAGTTTTAAAAAATGGCACCCGGATATTGATGTCATTATTCTCAATGATGAGCTTCTCAAGCCGTATGACATAAAAACTCACTTTTATTCATTCGGACTCTCACGTTACCTTTTCATTCGAGACATTATGATTTCAAAGGGGTACACGAAAGTGATAGGACTTGGAGCTGATACCATCACATGCTCTCGGTTTGACGAGTTTCTCAATGACAACACTACGCCTTTGATGTGTACATTGGATTACAAAAATAAAATACCACAAGAAATGTTCAACTTTGATATCAAGCCCTTTTTCATGCCACATCACGGTGTTTTCGAATGGCCAACTATTAACAATGAGGTTGCGTGTGTTAATGATCCATCTATTGTGAATGACATGGAGAAATGGTGCCACCAACGAAAGTGTCACGAACAAGAGGCGATGAACTACATGTACTTTTTGACACCAGAGCGTATCAAGATTGTTGATTTTCCTTATGAGTTTTCACGGGTCGTGTACAACAATCGCGCAAAGGGGTGGCTAGGGTCAGAGTGTGTCCAGAGTGGAAAGTTTCACTTTGGTCTCGATGGTCCACAGATTGGGGAGTTTAGCCCAATCTATGTGTGGAAACCTATAGGAGATAAGCTGTACAATCAGGATGGGAAGCAGGTTAAAGCATTTCACTTTTGTACACAGAAAAAGGGTGAAGATCCGACGAAGGAATGGTTCAACGATGAAACTATTAAATTTTTTGTAGAACATTGTGCATGTGATTGGAACCTACCATTTAAAGTCATGTGATGTCTATATAACATCACATGAAAAAAGTTTTCATCCCGACGAATCACGGACTTGCAAATGTTTTCATTATGCTTACAGACTTTTTTTACAATAATCCCGATGGTCTTGTTCATGAATCTATAAAGAATTATGATTTGGGAAGGTGGCTTACATTTCATTTTGAGTTGACAGATCGCACGGATTTACCAGTATACGAATCAAAAATATTCATTAATCAGTTCACTATTCAACATGTTCATCCTCTTATCCGAAAACTCGTGAGTCCTTCTCCAGAGTTGCTCGAGTTGCTCGAAAAACACAAGCACCTCATTGATGATGTCAAATTGGGGGTCCATGTAAGGCGAGGAGCATCCGCCCCAGATAGTCGTAAAATTGTCTCTTTTGATAGTGATAAATTTGCTTCTCATGAAGCTGTTGAACAAATGATTCGTATGGTTGAGAATGTCAACGGTCCTGTATTTCTTGCAAGCGACTCACCCTTGACGAAAATGTATTTTCCTGACAATGTTCGCACACTCGATACAGGGATCGCAGTCGTTCATGGTGACGTTGAGTGCAATCCGGATGATCGTGCCGGTATTTTTCTTGATTTTTTCCTTTTGAGTCAATGCCCTCAAATTATCGTCACAGGTGGTAACTTCCCAGAACTTCCGGGATTGTCCACATTTGGGTACATGGCGGCTATTTACGGAGAAAAGAGGTTTATTATCGTTAAAAACCCTACATAGGTACTTTCATCGTAATGTCAAGAAACCCGAGCCGAACACCTTTGCAATACTTTGGACACTCCGTGACAAAATCGTCCATGTACTTGGCTGGGACATACTTGTGAATAAAATGATTGGGATCGTTTTTGGCGTAGTTTACAAAATTACAAACTGTTTCTTCGATATTCGCTGCAAATGCTATCTGGAAAATTAGTTGTTTTAGGTCATTCTCGAAATGCCAAGGAAATATACGATCATCCGTTTCTATGTTGCACAAATCATTTCGGACGAAAAACATATTACTCGTGTTGCACACAAGCGTGTACCCTTTTTTACGTCCGAGATCTTCGAGAATGTAGTAGTTGGCACCCTTTGCTGAATCATACACCGGTTCCTTGATCCACGAAGGAATGGCGTTGTTTGGTTCAATGATGACGATTTTTGGATTCACCTTGTGAGTATCTCTCCAAATTTCATAGTCAATTGAATCTACATCGATTGACAACAAGTCAATGTCGTACGGAAAGTTATTTTGTTCGAAAATTAAATCAAGATTGTTACTCACCATTTCACATACAGGTGTGATTTTAGGAAACTCTTTAGACGTCTCGAGAAGATCTTTGTACTTTTCAGTATCTCCTTCTATGTAAAGAGCTCGGAAATCGCGTTCCTTGACGAGCCGAAACGTGTTTGAAGCAGCTTTACCGTCCCATGCGCCAAACTCACAACACGTGCCACCATCTGAAATACCCAGTTTTTGAAACAAATATTCAATCATACCATCTTCACCGAACTGTGAATTCACATTCCGTCGATGAGCCAACATTTCTTTTTAATCAATGATAACCTTTAACACTTAAACAAAACGACTGTACTTAAAATAATGAAGCTACATCTTGGCTGTTGGCACAGACGTCTCGATGGCTACGTGAATATTGACATAAAGCACGAAAATGCTGATGTCAATGTAGATATTCGAAGTCTTCCATACGAAGACAACTCAGTTGACGAAATTTACGCTTCACACGTTCTCGAACATTTCGGACGTCATGAATTTCTGGATGTACTTAAAGAATGGAGTAGGGTACTCAAATCGGGTGGTAAAATATATATAGCCGTCCCAGACATTGACAGCGCATTTGAACATTATAAAAAACATGGTGATCTGAGTGTACTCTACGGTCAATTCTGGGGAGGTCAACGAGATGAATATGATTATCATAAATTTGGATTTACATTCGATACTCTTTCCAAGTACCTCACTGAGACGAACTTTGAAAACCCTCGACGATACAACACATTTGAATACCTTCCAAAGGATTTCGATGATTACTCAAAATCATACTTGCCTCATATGGATTTTGAAAATGGACATCTCTTGTCATTGAACATAACAGCTACAAAATCTTGATTTCAGTGAGCATCTGAACCTCCTGGTCCATAGTCACATCGTTGATACCTGCGTAAATCGACTTGGACTTGAGCAGCCGACGAAGCTCGTCAATCTCCAAAAACTTGAAGAACCGCTTCTTCATACTGATGTTCATGAATGGCATTTTACGATCCCACATCGCCTGACACACCGGCCATGTCACGGCACGCAATTCCCGAAGTTCACCTTCGTGTGCGTCGAGTCGAGGCAGGACCACTTCGCGCAAAAGTCGGGACACATCTTCAATGTTTGACATCTAGAACTAAAATGGTTCTTTAATTCTAGATGGAAAAAGCAGTATGGCACACTATAGTCGAACCCATGGTGAGAGAACACCTCACACGAAAATACGTTCCCATCGACCCACTTGTGTACAAAGTGACTGCCGTGTATTGGCTTTTCCAGGAACTCGTCAGCAATTGGAAGCGTGGTCACAGACTCACACTCGACCAAAAGGCGAAGCTGCTCCAGTTACTTGTATGGAATTTTGCCCGACTTCAACAAGAACAAGCCGCTTACGATGAGCGCGAGTTCCCCGAGGATGAAATATGCTGCGAGTGTCTCGACAATGCCGGAGAGACTGTCCCATATTCCGTTGACATCAATATATCACATGATACCACAGAACAAATTGCCGAGTTGGTTCTCGCGTGCAAAGAATTTCAGTGACTCATTTAAAAAGGAAGAAGGTTTTTTAAATAATGGGTACCCGTGTAGCCATCATAAGCGGTGTCACTGGACAAGACGGATCATACCTCGCCGAGTTTCTGCTCTCAAAAGGGTATGACGTCTACGGACTCGTCCGATACTCGTCCGAAAACAAGCGCGAGCGTATCGATCACATTCAGGGTCTCAAAATCGTTCGAGGCGATCTTACAGATTCTTCGCGTCTCGCTACAGTTGTTCGTGATGTGGCTGCTGGTAATTACGAGCGTATTGAAATTTATAACCTGGCTGCACAGTCTCATGTTAAAGTTTCTTTTGAGCAGCCTGAGTATACTGCAAACGTTGACGCAGTCGGAACCCTCCGCTGGCTCGAATCAATTCGCCTCTGTGGATATCCACTTGACCGGTTCCGATTCTACCAAGCTGGAACATCCGAAATGTTTGGCAAAGTTACTGAAATTCCACAGCGAGAGACCACGCCATTTTACCCTAGAAGTCCCTATGGGTGCGCTAAGCTTTTTGGATATTGGATTACAAAAAATTACCGAGAGTCTTATGGGATGTACGCGTGTACCGGCATTCTTTTCAACCATGAATCAGAGCGTCGCGGAGAGGAGTTTGTGACGCGTAAAATCACCAAGGCGATCGGCGCCCGTCAGTTTCCCATTGTGCTCGGAAACCTGGATGCCAAGCGTGATTGGGGACACGCACAGGATTACATTGAAGGTATGTGGAAGATGATGCAGCTCGACGCACCCGATGATTACGTCCTCGCATCCGGAGAGACCCACTCGGTCCGTGAGTTTGTAGAAGAGGCATTTACGTGCACTGGACGAAAGATCGAATGGCATGGTTCAGGTGACACCGAGTACGGCACGGATGTACTCACCGGTGAAATTCTCGTCCGAATCAGTCCTGAATTTTACCGCCCTGTTGAGGTGGATGTTCTCGTAGGTGATTCCACAAAGGCGCGAGAGGCTTTTGGTTGGAAACCCAAGGTGACGTTCAAAGAACTGGTTCAACGCATGGTTGAACACGATCACGTACGCTGCGGCTAAAAAGAAAAAACATTAACAATGTATGGTGAGTTTTCAAGTTGTTGCGTGGCACGGCGAGGATACTGACGAAGAATACACTGTCCATATATTCGGTCGAACAGAAGATGGCAAGTCTGTTCATGTTGAAACACCGTTCGAGCCGTACTTTTTTGTCAAGGTACCGCCCGATCGTACCCCGAAAGCGCTGATTCAAGAGATTCAGCCGTCGAGTTCTGCAGTCATTCGACGCAAAGATCTGTGGGGATTTCGAAATCAAGAAGAGAGCACGTTTTTAAAACTCGGATTCCGGACACTCGCAGAGATGAAAGAATGTCGTCCACGTGGATTGAAAGTGTACGAAAAGAACCTCGATCCTGTTTTGCGGTTTATGCACAGGACTGAAATCAAATCGACGGGATGGATCAAAGTGCCAGAAAATGCCAACCCTGGACACGACTCGACATGTCAAATCGACTTTTGCGTCAAAGATTGGCGAACGCTGAAACCCATTGACCGTGATGACATTGCACCTTTGCGCATCGCAAGCCTCGATATTGAGTCGTACTCTGAGTCAGGGGCTTTTCCAAATGCATTCAAAGAGAAGGATGTGTGCTTCCAGGTTGCCATCACGACGCGAGAGTTTGGACGAGAGGGTTATCTCGATCGGAAATGTCTGTGCGTCAAGAAGACGTCGGGCGGAGAGTCATTCGAGACGGAGCGCGAAATGCTCGAACGACTCGGACGATATCTTCGTGAGATTGATCCTGACATTGTGACTGGTTGGAACATCTTTGGGTTTGACTTGGAGTATCTGTACACGCGAGCAGTCGTGACTGGCGCTGGACCAGATGCACACATGTGGGGTCGTATGCGCGGTTTGCCAAATGAACTCGTCGTGAAACATCTTGCGTCAAACGCTCTCGGATCAAACGACTTGAAAATGGTGCCCATGATTGGTCGGTACGTATTTGACATGTTTCAGGATGTGAAGCGCGAACACAAACTCGAGTCGTACTCTTTGAATAACGTCTCAAAGACATTTCTGGGCGATCAGAAGATTGACATGCCCGTGAAGGAGATGTTTTCGCGGTTCCGTGAAGGTGATCCAGACAAACTGGGTGAGGTGGCAGAATACTGTATCAAGGATACTGAACTTCCCCATCGAATTGCTGAAAAGTTGTGTCTGATTCAAAACCTCATTGAAATGGCAAAGGCGACATGGGTTCCTCTGAGTTACCTCAGTGAGCGAGGACAACAAATCAAAGTGTTTTCCCAGATTTGTCGCAAAGCGCGTGAACTTGGATTTATGGTTCCGACCATGTACTCTAAAGCTACGAGTGACGATAAGTACCAAGGAGCAACTGTACTCGATGCACAAACCGGCGCTTACTACGGACCAATCACCGCCCTTGATTTCGCTAGTCTATATCCTAGCATCATGCGCGCTCATAATTTATGCTACTCTTCGTTGGTTATTGACCCCAGGTTTGGAAAAATTCCGGGTGTTGAGTATGAACAATACGGACCCTACCGGTTTGCACAGGCGCTTCGCGCGGAAGATGGAACCATGCTTCCGGTCCCATCTCTCCTTCCATCAATTCTGAACGAGCTCGCCGCCTTTCGCAAAAAGGCGAAGAAACTCATGGCGGCTGCAGAAGGAACACCCATGGAGGCGGTCTACAACGGTCAACAACTGGCGTACAAAATTTCAATGAATTCTATTTACGGATTCACTGGTGCTACTAAGGGGATGCTTCCGTGCGTCGCCATCGCATCCACGGTTACTATGCGAGGACGACAAATGATTGATGAGACGAAGAATTACGTCGAGGAACACTTTCCGGGCGCCAAGGTGAGGTACGGCGATTCGGTCATGCCATGGACACCTGTACTGGTTAAGTCTTGGTGGAATGAGGAAATTTCAAGTCGCACAATAGAGTCTTTGTGCACAAATTGGTTTCCGTATGAACATTTCAAGAGTGGTCAGGCTGAACAATCTGAAGACATGATATTCGATGCAATGACACATCTAGGTTGGAAACCTATTCGCAGAGTCGTGCGACATAAAAGTCTCAAGAAAATTTACCGAGTAACCTCACCATACGGCACGGTTGACGTGACTGAAGACCATTCATTACTCGATAACAAGTTGAATATTTTGAAACCACATGAACTCCACAAAGATACCATTTTACTGCATTATGGCCCTGACATACCAGGTGAAAATACCGTGACCCTCCTTCACGACTCATGGGACGGCTACGTTTACGACATCGAGACTGGAGCAGGTACATTTCAAGCCGGTGTCGGGCAGATAATTGTGAAAAACACCGACTCGGTCATGGTTGAGTTTGACGTCCAAGGTCGCAAAGGTCAAGAGGCGATCGACTATTCGTGGGCACAGGGTGAGCTGGCGGCTGAAGCGTGTACAAAACTTTTCCGGGCGCCGAACGACCTCGAGTTGGAAAAGGTGTACTGTCCGTACTTTTTGTATTCAAAAAAGCGGTACGCCGCTAAGATGTACGAGAAGAAGGGGGGTAGAGATGGTGAACCATCTCGTGTAGTCTTCAAGAAGATTGACGTCAAGGGTTTGCAGGTTGTTCGTCGTGACACGTGTATGTATGTTCGAGGCGTGCTGAAACACCTTTTGGATCTGGTTCTCAATTCGGAGGATCCACGACCCGCGATTGAATACGCACGGGCATCTGCAAAAACTCTTCTCAAAGGCAAGGTGGAGTCGAGTGAACTCATGATGTCGAAACAACTTGGATCAGACTACAAGACACGCGTTCCACACGTCGAGGTTCGAGACAAGATTAAGAAACGTTCACCGGGTTCAGAACCTCAACAGGGAGACCGAGTCGCATTTCTCATCACGAAGGTTCCGGGTCTTTTGTGCGACAAGGCGGAGGACCCTGTATGGGTCACAGACAATAAGATTCCATTGGATTACGTGTATTATTTCGAACATCAGCTGGTCAAACCGGTGTGTGACTTGTTGGAACCTTTGGTGGGCGCCAATCCTTTTCAGACGATTTTCAAATCGGTGGACTATCTGACAACACCGTCAATCTCGTCGTACTTCACACCTAAACCCAAGAATCCTTAAAAAAACAAGACCAATGGATTTACCAAATGAAATTATTCAGTACATTCTTGAAATGGCTGAACTTTCTATAGACTCGCGATTGGCGTTTGGTATCAAACCAAAGAAGGTAATCATACCTGATGGATTAAGTGAAGTAATAGACGAAATGAGTTATCAAATAAACTGGAATTTAGAACATGAGCAGATATTTTTATGTAATAATGAATCGATTCCTGGTAAGTGTGAGTGGTTTCATACATTCTATACTGGAGAGGATGAAGAAGGGGAACCCGTGATTCGCCATGAAACTTTTGAATTTAAAGCGGAAATATACTCCGGTGGATCATATACAGATAATAACTGCTGGTTCAAGCACTCAACTGGTGAAATCGTAAATTTTTTGTCTAATGAGATTCGTGAAAAAGAATCTCAAAAAATCGCAAGATTTTTCATCAAGTGAATTCGGATGCACGAGAGAAGTGCGAAGCTTTTCATTCAGTAGGTGGATCTTGGAGACCCTGCTGTTATTGTGAGGAAGAAAATGAATGCGATTGCAACTATGTAATTGAGTGTAATTGCAATTGGGTAGATGTAAACGACCCTGAATATAAGACAGAAAACGATTCTGTTTATGATTTTTCGCGTTCACCATCTCCGTGTGATGATTGGGATGGTTATTATTGACCTAAACCCAAGAATCCCTAAGAAACTATGGAGCAACAAATTCTTCAACTGATTGAAGACGAGGTGGAGCGCCGCGTCGTTGAACGCATGTCAACAGCTCTTGAAAAGATTAGTCGTACGTATGACATTTCTTTGCAACAGCTGCTTCGAACGGCGAGTGAAAACACGACGAGTGTCTGGAACGGAAACGTGTGTCACGGACTGAGCAAGTCTTCGAAGCAAAAGTGTAAACGCGGTGTCAGGGATGGGTCTGGGTATTGTCACTGTCACAAGGATCAAAAGCCGATCCAAAGGGTGATTATTCCATCTAGATCACAACTGTCACTCATGGCTCCAAACACAGTGCACACGCATACATTGCCGCCAATGTTTCTTGCCGGATGTCCAGCATGTGAACGTGGGAAAAATTCTCGTATAGATATATAATGAATTCCAAACTCCTGATGCTTGTTCCCGCTCTCACGTTTCACGCTATTATTCTGTCATGGATCAACAAAATTGAAAAAAAATGCGATTGTAGCACAGACTGGCGCCGTGATTTCATGAAGTACTTTTCAGTTGTATCTGTTTTACTTCTCATCGGAAGCATGTTCATGCGTCCAACTTCTCTACCACCAGCGGTAATGACGCTCGGTATGGTATGGTTCATCGCAGCTCTCGTGAACATTGGAGCAATTCTTTCATACATTCCAGCACTCAGAAAGAAGCAATGCGATTGTGCACTCGAAGGCGACTGGCGCGATGATGCCATTTTCTGGTATCTGATCGCTTCAATTGTATTGTCATTTATTATGTTGGCTCGTAAGTAGATGGCGGGTGGTGTGTTACCAGGTCGTCCGTTTGTATTTAACGTCAAATGTATCATCTTTTCCCTGATGCTTTCACTTGGATATTGGTTTGCCCCCCACAAAAATCTGTGGGTCCTCGCATTTTTGATTTGGTTCCCGTACATTTTACTTGCGTGGTACGACTGGGCATACAAGTGTCAAGACAAACTTCGTCCAACAGTTGTGCCGTTCGGGCGGTACATATGGCTTCCTTTCAAGCCACCAGATTACAAGGATGAGTTTAACAACCTCGATCAAGCGACTATTGATGTGATGAATCAGGTGGATCACATCACGGCGTGGACTCTTGTTGCCGCTGCAGCAACGTGGTACTTGCTTAAAAACAAATGACTCTGAAATTCCAATGGCAACGAGGAGCGATTTGCTTCTCGAGGCGCTTAAACGGTTCTTCGAAGTGCCTGAGCATGCTCAGCAGTTGAAGGACATTCTTGAACATCGACGCGGTGTGTCTCTCAGGAACCTCGAGTGGTTCGTGACAAACTATTCCCGTCAGACGAACGTGACGTACACAACACCGACGGGGCGTCAGTTTACTGTCCACGTGGCATACAAGTCATCACTGGATGGCTATTCGAAAAAGTTTTTTGATCCATTTTGTCGAACTGAGCGAATTGAATTTATGGGTCTGACGACGACGGTTGCGCAGTTGAATTTCATTCGTTGGTGTATTGTCAATAGTATCGTTGATTATATCACAGAAAAGGGTGTTTTGAAAATTCGCCAGGAAAGCATTGTTACAAAGTAGACGAAACAAAAAACACATTTTATAGAAGAGCATCATGTCTGGTGCGCGTGTTCAACTTGATGCTGGAGGAACATTTACACAAAATCCACAGTACACATTATTCTCTCGAAAGTATGATACACGTGATACGTATATTGCTGAATCGCTCGAGATTCCTTTTGATACAAATGTACCTGCATTCGGTGGTTCTGTATCAGCTCGTATTCCACCAAAAGATGATTTACTCAGGCGTCTGACTCTTCGGTCTGAACTTCCACAGTTGTACACACCGCTCGGACCAGGGTACGTCTACCCTCGGTATTCTGATGAAGTCGACGGGGGTGTTTACGTCCAGACGAATACGCTCGCGATCCAACCAGGTGATTTCGTTGGCTACTTTAATACACAATTCCTTTCGGCATGGGCGACAAACTTTGTCGGCTATTCGAACATCAATGTCACATACGATTCGACGCTCAACAAGTTTGTTTTCACAGGCGTCTATTCGGACATCTTTTTTCAGAACGAAGCCAGCGCCTCATTTTGGGGGTTTGATATTCGGGATCCCGACTTTTTTACAATAAATGGTGGCTATCCGGCGTACAACTTTACGGGCGGCACGTTAATTGCACCACTCACGCTCGTACAAGCGGGTTGGATCCGCGGTTTTACGCCGCCACCTTCAAATGGGTTTTCGTACGTCGACTCGGTCGCGACCAAACTCGTCAAGAATGCGACGTTGACTGTCGGTGGACAGGTTATAGACCGTCTGACGAGCGAGCGACTGTACCTAGAACAGGACCTCTGCGTCGCCTACGAAAACCAAGCCGCTCTAACGATTCTCGAAGGCAAGAACGATATGTCGGTTGTGTCGACCCCTCGAGAATACTATACAAAGTTGACGTTCAACATGGACACACTGAACATGAGTGAGTTGTACATGCACGACGTCAGGGTCGATATCGAATACGAAAAATTTGAGAATCTTGCTGCGAATGTTATTACGTCAAATGGTTTTCTCGATGGTGATTCGTACGTTACATCGAATCTTCAGGCGATAACTGCCGACGGAACTGAAAACTTTGATCCTACATGGGCAATCGGCTGGAAAAATTATGTCATCATGGGTCCTTTACTGAACAATTCATTCAGGTTTTATAATCAGGATGACGGGACGTTTTATAAATGGACACCCGGGAGTGGTTCAGGTGTATTCATAACTACAAACGGCGGAACACTCTATGGTTCGACAGGTACATATATTAGAAAAGCTTTGATTTCGACAATACTTTCATCGAGCACGACACCGTGGACAACTAGTACATACAGTTTTTTTAGCGCATTCCCGGCGAACGGGGATGGTGACGGGAGAGTTATTTCTATTCTTACAGATGCTCGTTATGCTTACATACAGTACTCTGTGAATTATTACATCATCGGTTCGACGTATACGAGTCTTGTAAGTGTTACTTCAGACGTAACCCAAAAAATATGGACTTTCGTGTACCGATTTTATAATACAACTGCACCTTTGTCAGGATCGGACCAGACGGCCCTTCAGAACTTTTGGACAAATAATTATGGAGCATTTTCAAGTGCAGTGATTTCCTCGATGGTCCAAAGTGGGTCAGATGTTCTTGTCACCGGAACATTAACATATCCGAGTATACCATCAACTACTCAACAAAATTATTTTCGATATATTCACAGAAACTTGATATGGATGCGATACGACACGACTGCTGATTTTAATTCATCAAGTTCTTACACGTATGCACTGACAACCGGTGGACTTCCCGCCTCTATCAAAGATTTGTTACCTGGTTATACATTTTTTGAAATTACAAACAGTAATTTTTATTTAGGATCTACGTTCGACGGTCGGTACATATATTTTGCAACTGCGGGTTCTTATATCGCCAAATTGGATACTCAAAGTTTTCTGAGTACGGACGCGTACACACAAGTCGATGGTGCCATTATCACACCAAATCCAGTTCGTAATTTAGAAGGGGCACCATTGATGTCAGATGGTCGGTATTTGTATTTTTCATCTTCATCTCCACGGGGTTCACCCGGAACTTTTTCAAGATATGATTCGACGTCAAATGTCGACCAACAAGCCTCGTGGGAATTTTACACAGGCGATACGGTAATTAGGTCCCAAAATTTTGAATATAGTATTCCTTGTGGTTTTGACGGAAAGTATGTATATTATCATACAAAGACTGTGTTTCAACAACCTACGTTTCCAGAAACGGACTTTTCAAGAAAAACGTTGTGGCACAAATACGATACGACAAAACCTTTCAACCTTGCTAGTTCATGGGAATGGATCAATTTCCGTATCAATTCTGATAATACACTTGCTATATCTGGTTCGGATGGTTCCAGTCCTCAAATCGCGTTGCTGGTCCATCGAACAGATTTGACCACATCAAGCCCGTTTTATAATGGCCAAATTTACAGAATGCGTTTCATTACAGGGTCGAGATATATTTACATTACAGAAGTTGACGGACGAGGTTTTAATGTCAGTTACCAAGATTTTATCCAGTACAATCCGGTCACAATGTCGAACGTGCTCAGTTCGTCCAGTATCATCGCCAAGTACAAAAAGTATCCCACGCCACCCAGGACGGGCAAGATGCTCTACGGTCAGACGGATGTCGAAACGTTTACGATTCAACCGGGTGCACAAACGAGCGAGTTCCAACTTCGGTTCCTCAACCCGGTTCGGGAACTGTGGATTTCGGTCGATGATCCGTGTGTCATCCAACGGCTTATTCTTCGGCTGAACGGTGAAATCCTGGTCGACGACGACCAAGTCACTACAAAGACTATACGGGCATTCGAAAGTCACACATACGTAAGCAGTAACGTGGCCGTGGTCAACTTTGCACTCGACCCAGAAATACTGACACCGTCCGGATCATTGAACATGTCGCGAATAGCATCACCGATGCTCGAGATTCAACTCGTGGACATGCCGACCGCCGCCGCAAATGTTCGCGTGTACTCCAAGTCGTACAATGTTTTCCAGGCAAATAATGGGATTGGCGGGCTTCTTTTTAATTCTGCTTTCTAAAGTAGAATGACACCTCCAGCCCAATTTGCCCGTCAGACAATTCGACTTCAATTTCCAAAAGATATTCACTGGGGGGACGACATGACCGTATGGATCGCCAAGACGGGCGACATTGCCCGGACCATGTACCTTCGGGTAACATGGCCGACCGACGCACCGACGACCGTCCAACCGAGTGCCGGTACAGCCATGATCGACCGGGTCGAACTCTCATACAAGGATCAACTCATTGAAAGAATTTACGGCGAAAACCTGTACATGCTCGGTGATACTCGTGTGCCGCAAGCAAAACAGGCTGCTTTGACATATATGGTCGGAACGGGGCAGACGAGCAATCTCGCTTCGTATCACATTCCGATGCCTTTTTCGATTTTAAAAAAGGGACTGCCGCTCATCGCGCTTGATGAAGCGCCCAAGTTTCGGGTCGTATTCAAACCATCGACATTCTTCACCAATGGACTTGCATACACGAAACCAATCCAGGTGGATCTCTTTGTCGAGTACGTCTACGTCACCAAAGCCGAACGGGATTATCTCACGTCCCACGAACTCATTTATACGACTGAAAGTTTTCAGAGAATGCAGTTTCGAGTCCCGTCATTGTCCACTCAATCGTCTGTTCAATTTTTGACGTCGTTTGTGAATGATGTCAAGGAACTCTATTGGGTCATTCAGGGTGACAACGCGTCTAACGTGTACGATTACGGAACGACCGACCAGCTTGTCAATCTCCAGTTGACACTCAATTCGATTGATAGAATCACTCCAGACTACGCAACCGCGCAGTATCTTCGAGTAATTCAGGGTCTGGAGTTCCATACGCGCGTCCCGAACGGTCGGTACTACATGTATTCATTTGCGCTCGAACCCGAACTGAACGAGCCGTCCGGTGAAATCAACATGACAAACATCAATCGACAGCAACACACGTTGACTTTGACGTCGAGCGCATCTGCTCGTTCGGTCAGAATATATGCCCTGTCGTACAACTTGTTCAGTGTCTCGAAAGGAAATGGTGTTTCTCTGTACACACTCCAAGAAGGTGGAACTGAAATATTAAGTATAGTAAATTCGCCTTCGCCTTCGCCTCTTCCGGACGCCGTCACTGGTTTCGTGGCGTCCAACCCAACGGAAACCACAGTCGACCTGATATGGAATCCAGCCTTGTACGCAACTTCTTACTCTATTGAGACATCACCACCATCAACTACGCAAACGACATCCGGGACGACTCTCACGTTTCCAGATTTGGTACCGGACACTGAATACACGTTCACGATCACACCTTCGAATGCAACGGGTAATGGTCCACCGACGACGTCCGACCCGATAAGTACGCTTCCTCTGCCTCTTCCCGGTTTTGGTCCTACGGCGGGGTATCCCGATCCACCAAATGTGACGGCAACAACTATAGATGTAGTGTGGTTCGAATATGTACCTGAATACGCGACTTCATTTAACGTATATGCTTATTCAGTGCTCGATGGATTAATAGGCTTTGAGAACGTGTCCATATCCTCGTTCTCTTATACTTACACGGGGTTGACACCCGGCACCGAATATTATTTCACAGTTGCCGGTGTGAATGCGACCGGTGTCGGAGAGGCGGGCGGCGCTTCTGTGAATGCGTATACGCTCATTTAAGTGAACTTGGCATATACGGGAACGATAGAAACCCTAAACCTAACTCCTGGAACTTATACTTTCGAACTCGCAGGTGGGGCGGGCCCAATGTTTGGATCTGGCACTCCATTTGACTATAATAGTACTTACGGTTCGTATTCTTCGTTTTCTGCTGAATATACAATAACTGAGCCTATAACTATCGAATACGTTATAGGACAGGCATCACCTAATCAGGTAGGTGGAGCAGGGGGGACGTTCATATACGACCTGACAAATAGTTTATGGCTGTTTGTTTCCGGGGGTGCAGGTGCACCACAAGCATCTGACCCCTTAGTATCGGAGGGTGATGGTAGCGGCGGTGTTACAGGTACATCAGGTGGTTCAGGTGCAGGTATAAGTACCGATGGTTCGGGTGGAACATATGATACTGGTGGAGGACTTACGACTACAAACGGAGCATTCGGTGGTACAGGGGGTACATTAGGAACTCCATACCCTGGTGGTTTCGGTGGGGGTGGTGGCGGATGTGAATTTTTCGATTTCGATATAACTGCTAACCCATTATATATCGTGGGTGGTGGTGGTGGATATTCAGGAGGAACAACGTCAGGTACGTATGTCGCTGGAACAGGAGCAAATTGGAGTTGCTCCCCAGGGACTTCTTATCTTATCCCCGGTTCTACAATCATAGGGACCACCAATTCCGGTGGATCAACTAACAATGGTTATATAAATATTACTCAAACTGTATAATAACAACGAAATTTATTGAACGAACCATCTGGTGAAAACAATATGTCAAACGTTAATCATCAAGTTACAAGAGCGTACATACACCATTCTGTATGTTCAATGTTACGTAACCATAATAAAACAAATTCAAAGAAAAGTTTGCTGCAATTTGTGGTGCATATTGCTCTAAAAATTTAATGTCTAAATGAGAAGTTTGTGAATTAAGTGTTTTAAAATCGAGTGTACCACCCGAGTTGTAAATACTAGGACGTTCACTAAAACAGTACATGTATAAACTTTTGGTAGGTACAGAGAGACCGTGATCCAATGGTTGTTTAAACGTATAGTACAACCCACCGGGGAAGTTTGAAAGAATATTATTATTGTTCAAGTACATTGTTGCATAATCAATCGTATCAATGTAGTTGAGTGACACGCCATTAAAGAACGTCACGGGTGTAGCACTTTGGATATACTCGGATGTATATCCATATGAATATCTTGATTCGAAATAATAACGATCTTGTGTTTCATATGCTTTGTTTCGAACAAACCATACCATCATAGCAACTGGAAATTTAGCTGTGAAATTAAGTCGAGCCAAACCATTTGAATATGTCTGACTAGATTCTTTCCATACACGTGGAACTTTGAAAGTCAAAGGATTAAATTGATAATACATACGTTCCTTAGCTGATAAGTGTATTTCCTCAATCATCAATCGTGGATTAATCAAATCTATGTTATCAGTTGATTGTGTAATCCACGCTTTTGTATTAAACGTAAATCTAACAGACACGGTTGATAATGTAACCGCACACAAAGGAAAGTAAGGTTTGATACGTTTTTTTCCATGCTTGAACCGATCGCAAAAGAAAAAATCGAGTGGCACAATCAAGTTGAGAGTTCCTGTTGCGTCAACGTTTGTGCCTTCCGGTGTTCCGTTGCTTACTGCTTGGTACATACCAAGTTTCTCGTCTGCATCCAAAAACAGTTGATCATGAATTATATACCAATCGTCTGTAATACTTTCATATACCACACCGTCAACCATAAACTCCACTTTATCAATTATTGCTCGACCGACAAGTTCTGTGTATGTATATCCACCCGGCAAAGAACACTGGAGATACATGTTTGACAAGAGATCTCCGCATTCTCTTGGAAATAAATTAACCTGAACAGTTTTTCCAAGATAACCACCAACATTAGCCAATGGCACAGACAAACGCTGTGTAATTGAAAATTCAGTGTGTTGTTTCACTTCCGGGATCCAACTTGAATTACCCCCGAACATATATGGTTCTTGAGCGCCTATTGCAGCCATCGAAATAAGAGCACCAACACCTGAACCACGGTCAACTACAGTATGATACACTTCAGGTCCCTCTGTAGTTGATACATTTGAGTTTAAATCACGAAGTTGTCCAGCTTGACCTTTTATATCAGTTGGATCAAAAATTTTCGGATCATACAAGGAATAGTATTTACTTTGAATATCCGCAGTTGGAGAATAAAAATCTGTAGTAACAATTGAACCAGGTAAAGGTAAGGTTTGTTTGACACTTGATGTTACATTAAGTTTATAAACATAGTCTTGGGGTCTGACGGATGTTCCTAAAACAACATTGGATGTCCCAGATTCGTAGATTACACTATTTATAGTAATAATTCCAGTAACATCAACAATAAGTTCAGATGGTTTTGTGAGTCCTTCGATTGTCCAGTCCTTGTCTGGTGTCGGACCATCAAACTGTTCTACAACGTATACTGTAAATGTGTTTGAATTATCAACTGGTCCGCGAAACACACGTGCCCTTGATATAATCTCCAACTCATATTTGAACGTCAATTGAAGAAGAGAACTCGGAGCGATTGGTACACTACCCGATCCTTTTATAATAGCAGTTACAGCAGAAACATACGGAAACGAAATAGATGGAGGACCTGGGTTTATAATAACTGACCCATACACATTCGATGTGTACGATTTAACGAGAACGCGACCTTGAATTCCATTCAACCCAGTAATGATCATACCGGGTTTAATTTCGAGTCCAGGTGTTGCATCGCTAATATAAACCATAAAAGTTTTTGATGTTGGATCAATCGATGGTGCGTAAAACCCAGTAAGAGTCACAGACGTCGGAAGCTGTTCAACCGACCGGGATTGTCCATCGATAATGTTATTTACAAAATTTCTATATGCTGTAAGTGTTCTGAGACGATCCACGTCGTTTCTAGCGATTTCATAACTAGACCGGTATTGTAAATAAGCTGACGTAAGACCTGTACGTCCAAATGGTGGTAAAGGTGGTGATAAAAGAGTAACATGACTTTTAACTTCAGTGAGTTTACTTGAAAATTCTGAAACAAATGCGTTTATATATGAACGTTGCTGAGATGTTCCAAGTGCAGACCGAAGCGAATCTACGTCCAAGAAATAAGAAAGCATAGGCAAATAAGCAACGAATACAATCTGCTGATCAATAGAATCTGGTAAGCTTTGAAATCGACGAAGTTCAGAAAGAATGTCATTTAAAGATGTCGGTGTGTGAACGGGTGGAATAATTGTATCAATTGCGTCACGAAGTGCTGGGAGCAACCTGAGAAATTCATCCTTGGTTTGAGCAGTCTGTAAATTCACGATTTGGGACTGTATAGCCGAGTTTGGTGCAGTAATTCTAAAAGAACTCTTATAATACATAAGAATCTGTTCGTCTGACATATTTGGACCAGGTATGGGGTTTAATAATGTATTTTGAGTCAAGTTTCGAACCTGTAAAAGAGAATAATACAATGAACCCTGAGACGGTCCGTAAAAGCCACTGACTGTAATACTTTTTACATCAGGTATATTTAAAATGTCTTTATATAGTGCAATAAACTGCGCCCTTGTTGGATTGGGTGGCAGGCTATTTAAAATATACTCTGCCGACATTGCACTCAACCTTTCAATTAACCGTGTGATCATAATAGCCTTATCACTCTCCGATGTTGTCGGTGGAATAATTTCATCAATGTAGATGGTATCACTCAGATTTTCTGTACTCATCTCTATAAGGACTCAAGATCTTGTTTCCACAGGTTCGACACGGTCGTCGCTTCGAGTGCTGCGAGTTCCGCCTGCAGTTCATGGATGTGCTTCACCGTCTTGTTGATTTCCTCTGCTGTGTACTGGTACGTCCTGACCGAAACCAACAGCTCATGTGGAAAACCGAGACGCGTCATGTCGCTCTCAATGTCTGCTCGCGACCGCTGAAACACGACGAGTCGACCACTCGACACCTCCGTGATGAAACGCGCACGAAGTGTCTCTGACGTCACCTGCTTACGAAGCTCCTTGATGAGATACGCCTTGCGAGTCTTGTACAGTGCGAGGCGAATTTCAAGATAATCCACCAGAATCTCCTCTGGGCTAGCGTACTTTTTCACAGCACCGTTCGGTCCAATCAGATACATATTACTCGTGTGAATCGTCTTGACAAGTCCAAGCTGCTTCGGATCGTTGAGCTCCGTCCACACTGTAAAGTCGGCATTCGTTTCAGTCGAGTGATTCTCGTAACGAACCTCGAGTCCATCAAGAAACTCTTTGTAATCCTGAATCCACTTCCCTGGTGGCAACTCAGTCACGTGAATCTTGTCACCCTTGCGCTCAAACGTCCCAGTCAAAGTCCATGTATGTTCACCCGTCTTTTCCGTCTTTCCGGTAAACCCTCGAAAGTGCGGTTTCATCGCCTCCATCGCCTCGCCTCGAAGCGCGTGAATGATATTCTTCGTCACCACCTTTGGATCATACGGTGGGACGTACGATGAAAATCCAGTGCCGATCCCCTCTGCTCCATTCACAAGGACCATAGGCACAATCGGAAGGTAGTGCACCGGCTCCACCTGCTGACCATCCTCCGAAATGTACTTGAGCACGGGTTCGTCGCGCACGTCAAACAACTTGCGAGTCTTTTCAGCAAGTCGAGTGAAAATGTAACGAGGACTGGCTGCATCCTTCCCACCCATCAGACGTGTCCCAAACTGACCACTCGGCTCGAGCAAATTGACATTGTTCGAACCGACAAAGTTCTGCGCAAGTCCGATGATCGTCCCTTGGAGTGACGTCTCACCGTGGTGATACGCCGTCTGCTCTGCAATGTACCCACTCAACTGAGCCACCTTGGCATCCTTGGTCAGATTACGCTTCAGACAGGCGTAAATCACCTTGCGCTGACTCGGCTTGAGACCATCTGCAACGTGTGGAATCGAGCGCTTAATGTCCTCGACCGAAAAGTTTGCCATGTCACGATGGATGAAATCAGTCACAGTCAACTGTTTCACGACACCGTATTCGACTACAGGTGGTGTTTCAGCCATATGTCCCGTGAGCCAACCCTTCCGCGCATCCGACATTGCCTTTGAAAATGCCAGTGTCATCGACTCGTTTGTTCGAGAGTCTGGTGTAAACTTGACAGTCAAACGATCAATCATCTTGAAGTACTCCTTCGCCTCTGAAGATGTCGAAGTTCCGAGACCCTTGTAGTACTTGACATTGCCACGCGACTGACTCGCCCGAAAAGCCTCCTCCGTAAAATACCAATCCTTTCCCGCCTTGATCACCGGTGTCACCATAGCCACAACAAATCCGAGGTCCAGCAGACTTGGCCAGAAATGATGAATCATGTTGAGCACCAGACCCTTGATGTGACTCCCGTCGAGGTCAGCGTCAGTCATAATCATCAAACGTCCATATCGAAGTTCTCGCAGAGATGTATAGACACGACCATGTTGCAGACCCAAAATCTTTTTCAAATCAGAAAACTCTTGATTGTCAGTCAACTGTTTTACGCTAGCGTCCCGAACGTTCCTAGGTTTCCCCCGGAGTGGGAAGACGCCATATGCATTGCGACCTACGATGCTCAGACCCGCAACCGCGAGCGTCTTGGCTGAGTCCCCCTCAGTCACAATCAATGTACAGTCGTGACTCTTTGCAGTTCCAGCCCAGTTGGCGTCATCCAGTTTTGGAATGCCGGAGTTCATATACGTAGTTGGGCGATCCAATTAGCTTGCGAGAAAAAAGTAATTTCGGCTTCTTTTTTAAGCAAATTAGAATCTATGGCTAAGACAGAATCCAGTGCACAGGTACGTTTGGCCATGTTGTCTGGGTTGATGCGTTTGCGTCCCGAGTTGAGGTGGAATGTGGTGGAGGCCTTAGTTCAAAAATCCGAAGATCGCTTAGATCATAATATTCCGTTGATGGTTTGGTATGCGGCTGAGCCAT